ATGATGAACTTCATGCAGGCCCTTATCTTTTCTGTTCCGCAATTCTACAAGCTGTTCCGCAATTATCCCTTCCCCGGCGTCCTGCCGACCGCTCACAATCCACCACCAAGCAACCCAACTGCTACGCTGTTCACTCCAAAGAGGAACACCGATGCCGAACTCTGACCTGCTCCCTTCCCTGCTGTCCAAAATCAATGAGAACCAACTCGCCCTTGAAGCGGCCATCATGGAACTGACGAGCTGGGTTGACCAGCAAGGCGGCACCGAAGTAGCCGACAACGTTCGCGGCGCGCTGGACACCATCGACCGCAACGAAGAGTTCATCAAGCTAACCTTGGCCGTTCTCAACGCTCCCTGACTGATCGTCGGGAACACCTGCAGTTCGTCGCCTCGCAACCTCAGTCCGCAAAAATCTAGATTACTGTATGGGCATACAGCTTTTCGGATTCCCCAACCATGAACATCGATGAAGACACCTGCGAGTGGCTTGGATGCCCTACGCCTCTAGAAATGCACAAACAACACGCGCTGCTCCTAGAGAACGAGATTCAGGAACTGCACCTGCAGCTTCGCAAAGCCCGAGAGGACATCTACGGCCTGGTGCGAATGCACGCTGAATTATCTACCGAGCGCGACAAGCTTCGGGCAGAGCTCAAGGCGTCCGATAGCGCTCTTGCTAGCTGCAATACAGACCTGGGTTTTGTCACAAGCAAGCTCAATTCACTTGAGTGGGCGCTTGCGCGGGCTACAAACGGGGCATGGGGAAGCACCCCCATGAAGATTTTGCCGAGTGATCTAAGCTGAAGTTTCTACCGAGGGCTTGCCGATGTGCGGAAGACTTTCACAGTACAGCGGAATTCATGACTTCGTTGCGGTACTGAGCATGTCCAACGCCCTGGCAAACTCAGTGGGTGAGGCACCGCTTGAGCGGTACAACGTAGCACCAACCACCCAGGTCGCCCTGCTCCACCAGCAGGATGAAACGCTGCACGCAGACCTGGTGCGGTGGGGTTGGCGGCCGCACTGGGCCAAGGACCGTGCTGCCCCGATCAACGCCCGCGTGGAGAAAGTGGCCCGCGGGCCATTCTTCCGGGCGATCTGGCCACACCGGGCAATCACGCCCGTGGACAACTGGTTTGAATGGGTTGATGAAGGCGGGCCGAAGAAACAGCCCTACCTGATCCGCAGGCGGGATGGCGCGCCTGTGCTGTGCGCAGCCATAGGCCAGCTACCCGACGCAGATGAAGGCCCAAGCGAGCATGACGGCTTTGTGATCATCACCGCCGACAGCGCCGGCGGCATGGTGGACATTCACGACCGGCGGCCCGTGGTGCTGACGCCGGAGCTGGCCAGGGAATGGCTGGACCCGGCCACGCCCAAAGAACGTGCCGAGCAGATGGTGTTGCACCAGAGCGAGCCGGCCGAAGCTTTTGAGTGGTTCAAGGTCGACGCCGCTGTGGGCAATGTTCAGAATAAGGGGCCCGAGCTAATCCAAGCACTCGAGCCTTCTTTGAAATAACAGGCAACACTCTCTCAGATGGAACTTACGGCGCCTTTTATGGTGTGGTCTAAGGTCTTCCTTGCACCCAACTGAGTCGTAACAAGGAGAAAGTCATGTCCAAATCTGGAGGCGGCAAGAGCAACTCAGGATCTACTGGTCAAGGCGCGGGCGGCAGCGGTGGCTCCAAAGCGCCCACGGTTCCAAACCTTCCGAGCACCACAGGCAAGCCTTCCGGCGGTGGCCGAGGAAATGCAGCACCAAAAGGAAAGTAACATCTGACGGCCACCCACCCTCCGTGAGTGGCTCTCTTATTTCGGGCCTACGCTCACTTCTCGGGCATACGCCTTGCAGGCCCGCAGCGCGATCAATCCTCGGTCGCCGGCATCGGTAATGGCGATATTCGTTGAGCATGAGCTGGGTTAAGCTGGGTTAGCTTGCGTAGGAGGCTACGCTGGCGCCGGACAGCCGTCGCCCCTTAGAGGAGCTGCATCCGCAATAATGACAGGCGCGGTTGCCGATTTTACACACCAACGACAACCGCTCAGTCAATAGGACTTGCTATAGGTAGCGTATATGCGTCAGGTTTTTGCAGAAAGCATCGAGCTAGCTTGGTTTAACGACGGACTGTCTGGGAGATCCGTGGATATGAGCGAAAAAATGTTTCAACGGGGCTTAAAAGAGCTACTGGTTAAGCAGTTTCTAGCACCATGCTCCCCATCCACGTTCTGAATCAATCCTGCTATTTTTTAATGGCGACCGAGTAAAATAAATTACCGAATACCGTAGAAAAAACACTCGCGACTCCTCCACCCCGGTAGAAGTCACGATTGAAACCGAAACGGAGATGTGATGGTAAGATTGAGGATTAATCACGTGATTGAACTACGGAAAAATATAATCGTATTTATCCTAGCATTAATGTTTTCGGCAAACGCTTCAGCGCTAGACGTAAATATGAGAGTAGAGAACATTAAATCCTTAGGCCTAAGTGTTGAAATACCAAAGCAATTTACACCACTACCTGAAAAACTAGCTAAAATTAAATACCCTTCAAAAAGAAGACCTCAGGTTATTTACGGCAATGAAAGTGGCACCGTATCTTTTGGCATATCAAAGTTAAAAAAACCAGAACTTGTTGAAATTGATGAAATCAAAGACAATATGTTAAAAATCATGAAAAACTTAGCACCTCAAGCATCACAGGTCGAAGTTGGGGGCTACAAAGCATGGATTATAACATTTACATCAAAGGCGCTCGATACTGATATATTGAATATGCAGCTATATATGCTATCAGATAATAATCTGATAGTTGCAACATTTAATATGACTGAGAACAATGTCAACGAATATCAATCTCTTGCTAAAAAAACACTTATCTCAATAAAGCCTAATGGATAAACAGTGCTAGGCTCGCTCCGCCTTGCGCACGAAGCAGGGACCTTGGCTGGACGCGGGGAAGGTGGCAGGGTGGATGTTGGCGCATCCTGCCCGGCCGCTCCTTTTACTTCGGTGTAGAAACCTCTTTTACGTAGGCCTGACACGCCCGCAGCGCGATCAATCCTCTATCACCGGCATCGGTGATGGCGATAATTCGTTGAGCATGCGCTGGGTCAAGTTGGGCTCGACGGGCTGCATGAACCACGCCGACGGCGCCGGAGGCGGCAGGCACGTTGCAGCCACTGGCTGAATCCGTGGCGTCGAGAAGGACTGACAGCCGCAAATCAGTAGTAGCAAGGCGGTCAAGCAGGCGGGCCTGGTTGCGTTGAGCATCGGAAAGTTCTCGGGTGTGTTGTTGATCGGAGGTGGCCAGCGTCTTCTCCAGGCCCAGGCGCCTGTCCTGCTCGTCGCGCACTTGCTTGATGGCCACCGCGCTGATCCTGTCCAGCTCGTCCTGGTGCAGGCCGGCCTGCTCGGCCAGCGTCTTTCCAGTGCGCCACTCCTGAACCTGCCAGGTGACGCCGGCGGCGCTGGCCATCAGCGCCAGGATCAGTACCACCAGCCCGGCCAGCTTCTGTACGGGCGTCATCACGGCACATCCTTGAAAAAGATGTGATGCCCGAGGCGCAACGTCTGCTTGGCCTTCGCCGCCCAGGCCGGAGCCCTGGGCATCGTGGTTGCGTAGTAGTGCGTGGCCCCGCCGGTTGGATCCGGTACCGCGCCGGCCATCACCTGGTCAGCAGCACGCAGTGCCTGTGCGAACTGCGCGGCCGGGATCGGCTTCGCGCCGCTGAGGTAGGCGTAGTTCGGGTCGTTCTGGTTCCAGCAGCTGAACTGCCATGGCTTCAGGCACACGCCAGCGTAGCCCTCCCCCCACCAGGACTTGGCCTTGCCGTCGAACACGCGGTTGCGGATGGTCCAGGCCACGGCGATCTGGCCGGCCAGCCCCTCGCCGCGGGCCTCACCCCAGAGCGTGCGCGCCAGGATGTCCCGGTCTTTTTCGGAAGTGGTCATGCTTTTCTCCAGGCAAAAATAAACCCGCTCGATGGCGGGTGTGATCGACAGCAGCGCGGCGCTACGGCACGGCGGGCCAATCAATGGCGAGTGGGTACCCGTCCTGCTCGGGCACGCGGTTCAGGGCCACGCGGTATTTCTTCCAGGCCTTGAGGGTCGCCAGCTCTGTCTCGGTCACTTCGTCGCCATCGACGGCGTCCTGAAGTGGCGCGATTGCGTAATCCGCCTCGGCTCGCAGGTGCGCGATCTGGGTTTGTGCAGCCACCACAGGATCAAGCGCCGGCGGCGGCAGCTCTTCCTGTTGGGGAAGATCCGGCACCAGGATGTGCAGCGTGATCATGACCTGCAGATCGTACGGCTCGCCCTCTTTGGTCACGGTGACCGTGAGTAGGTCGCCCTCAAACGAGATCTTCACCTCGGCGGGATTGTCCGAGGGGTGGAGCCCGTAGCCCCAGCCCTGATCGATGGGCGGGAACGGGACCATGCCCTGGGTGCCGGTGACGCAGTAGACGCCAACGTCCTTGCGATAACAGGCCACCTCGGTCCCACCCAGCGAGACGAAATCGAACTTTTCACCCGTGCCGGTGATGTTAATTGCTGCTCTTGCCATGATCAGATCGCCCTTAGTGTGTTGTCGGCCATGCGGGTGGTGTTGCCGGTGTGGTACATCCTCACCCAGGGGAGGAACCCGTTGAATGCCGAACGAAAGAGGAACTGGTTATCACCGTTGTAAATCATGATCTGAGCGCCAACGCGGCCAGAACGCCTCAAGGTGATACCTGTTGCATTGATCGACTCCCCGGTGCCGCCGGGAAAAATCGCATTACCGGCGATAAACGCGCCGCCAAGTTCATCGTAGGCGGCAGTCCAATCTGAAATCCCTACACAGTCTGCACCAAGGCCAAGGTCTCCATTTTTCAGCACTCGCCCTGGTGTGGTATCCGCATTGCCCACGGTCAGCGCCGCTGTTGCAGCAGTGCCCAGCCCCAGGCCTGAACGCGCCTCAGCCTGGTTTCTGCCACCAGTGCCGCCCATGGCCACCGGCACGACATCCTGTGTGGACACATCGCCCAGGCCCGCGAGCGTGGCACCCCACTGCTGAACCATTTGGTTCACTGCGTCCGCCAGAGCTTTGGGGTAGCCATTGACGGGCACAATCCCATACCCGGCGCCGCCAACGGCCGGCCCACGGTACGCCGGCGAAATGGAAAGCAATGTATCGCTGGCTGGGTTGATCACTTGATAGATGCCCTGGTCAGGGCCGACAAACATATCTCCCGCACGGCAGTTCGAGAACTTAGTGCCGACGCCCGTTACTGTCGGGCTCCCGTTCTGCACGCTCACAGTCCCTTCTGAAAACCAAGAAGCCATAGGTTTCTCCAGTTGAGTGCCCACATCGGCACTTGAAATTAGTTGTAGTAACGTTCTATCGGAAACTTGCAGACGGGAATACTCAGACAAAAACCATCTGAGCCTTGCCAATAAAATCGTTCTAGGTAGTGCCTCTGATTAAAGATCTGCAACACCGGAACCCCGCCCTCTAAAATTGTGATGCCCGCATATTTCGAGTCGTTTGCAAACCACATTATTCCCCGATCAAGACTCGACACGCTTATAAAATCGTCAGTATCTACTGTCAGATCGCTGTAGTAGATATCTACGAAACGTCCTCTGCCTACCGTCCAATTCTTTGAAAACTTCCCATAACGAACAACCCTATCACTGGACACAAACATGATCCGGTTTTGTGCATCGCGCACTTCAAGTCCGTATTCAGATGAGCTGCTTTGGTCGGAATATTTGCAAGACACAAACTCCATTAAATAGTCTTGCAACACGCTTCCGCCCCGAACTGCTGATGTGACATGAAACCCGGTCCAGTTACCGGAAGATCCTTCGATGGAGGTATACAGCCCAAGGCTGGCGTGTGATGCCGATATCGTCCTCAAAAATATTTGGGGCGGTTCCACGGTGCGAATAGGTTTGGCAAAGGTAAACTGCCCTTTGCCTTCCTTGTCAGTGTAGCGAGACTGGATTCTGAACTGCCCTCGCTCGGAGAACACCAGAACTTTGTACACGCTGCTGACGCTGACAGATCCGTGATCGTTTACAGCGACAAAACCGTAGTCATCCATATCAATTTACCTTGACCACTTCTACGACGCTCTCCACAACATTGCGCGTCCACATCTCGCGGTTTTTCCCGCCGCCACCACCGTCCGGCTCGCGGTAATTGATTTGTGTGTAAATCGCAATTCTTGTCCCACCCAAGTTTGTGTAGGTCGGTAAGCCACCCCAAGTATCAGGGTAACCAGGCTGATCATACGGCGCGTAAACTTTGGGGGTGATCGTGACAAAGCAGGTGGCAGGGTCATAACCTGGAACATCCATAAGGATGTACTCGTAGTTAGACCCCCTCCCCCCACCAGTCGCGGCAGGAACTATCATCACCGCTAACTTTTGCAGGGTGAAATCTTCAATCCCCAGAGTTTGAACTTCGTTTTCATCAAAAACCCAGAAGCCATACTCCACGGTAATACCTCCAAAAGTAATTAGCTTGGCGGTGTGAGCCTGCCGTTCATTGTTCTGCGCTTGTAGTTGCCGTCATACACTGCAAGGCCATCGCTGTTGAGCAAGATAGATCCATCTTCATGCTCACTACGGAAGACGAGCTTCCCTGCCGGAACGTTGATCTCAAGTAGAGGCCGCCCTTGCGAGTCAACCGCTGGAGACCGGATGTTCATCCCTAGGATGATCTCCTGGATAAGCGCCTTGCTGATGATCGCGGTGTTGAACACAACCTGATTGTTCTGGACCACAAACATCGGGATAACTGTTCCGTCGATCTCGTTCACGACTGCAAATCGCTGCGCAAAGATCAAGAACTCCGACTGCTCACCATCCGAACCAAACGCCAACCCGGTCACAACCTTTCGACCATCCACAATGGTTTGAGCCTTCATGGTGGTCTGGGCAGACACCTTACCGTCGAGCTGGACCACGGTCTCGCTGAAGGCCTGCACAGATGCACTGGTCTGGCCGATGCTCGACTGCAGGGTTTCTGTCCTCTTGGCCAGCGCCTCAGTCGCAGTAGCCTGGACCTTCTTCTCGACCTCAAAGCTGGCCGCCGCCTCCCAGGCCTTGATAGCGCCGGCAAGATCGCCGGCACCATCATCGCCGCGCACCGAAGCCCGCAGCGCCTCATTACTGGACGCTTGAGACATGACCTTCCCGTCGAGGTTAGTGACCTTGGTGTCGAGGCCGGTAATGGCCTGGGCATTGCCGGCTACCTTCTCTTCGGTCAGCTCCAGGTCGCTTTTGAGCTGCGTCAGTTGAGTGGCTGCCGTCTGCTTGTTGGTGGCCACCACCTGCTCCAGCACGGTCAACCCGGACTGGTTCGCCCCCACCCGCGCCTCCATCGTGGTGAGTTGCCGCGCCATTGCATCGTTTTCCGAGGCCCGCGTGCGCCTCTCAACCCCGAAGTCCGCTGTCGATTGCCAGCCTTTCACCGCGTCCGCCAGGTCGCCCGCACCATCATCGCCACGGGCGGCCGAGCGCAATGCCTCAACCGATGTCGCAGTGGCCACCACCTGGCCCTCGATCTCCTCGATCATGCTGGTGACCAGTTGAACCTGCTGGGCCAGCGCGTTGGTGGTTTGCAGGATCGTGCCGATGTCCTTCCAGTACAGCGGGTTTGGCGGCGCTTCGCCGGCCGGTACCGGGCCAGTCGCCTGGTACAGGTGCCCATCCTTTTGCGTGAATGCGCCAGCGGTGTAGTGCTCATCCGGGTTGTACGGCTCTGCCCCGGTAATCTGGCCCAGCAACCCCTCCAGCTCTGCCTTGGCCTCCCTCAGCCGATCATTGACGGACCCAGGCCCATCGCCAGAGATCAACTCGATCTCTTCGCGCAGGCTCTGGTACAGCGCGCTTTTGCCGATCTTGCCGGAGAAGTGCTTCTCATATTCGCTTTCGACGGAACTGGATGCACCGTTTACGGCGCCGGTTACCGGGTAGAACGGCCCAATGTTGCCAGTCCGGTCGACCAGGCGAGCCCAGAAGAAGAACGAGGCCCCGGCCACGGGGATGTACATCTCATGAGAAGCCTGCGGGTAGCTGAAGTCGCTCAACTTGATCGCCGTCGTCAGGTCCGGCGACTCGCTATACCAGACCTCCGTTCGCTGGGTGTCCTCTGCTCCTGGTGGAAAACCCCACTGGATGCCGATGCCATAGACCAGGCTGGTGGTGGTCAGGAACGCCACAGCCGGCGGCAGGCCCTCTTTACCATTCAGGTTGGTCAGGTTTGAGCTCTTCCAAATCGAAGAGATTTCGAAGGCACTCACAGACCGTACCCGGGCCAGATAGGCGCCCGAATAGATGCCAGTAACGTCCACGCTCGTCGAGCCAGTGCGCTGCAGCTTGATCCAGTTGCCGCTGTCCTTGCGCCACTCCACGTCATACGCGACAGCGCCAGCCACGGCAGGCCAGGAGATGTTCATGGTGCTGATAGAGATACCCTGGTCCACGGAGTCATTCGAGGAGATGCTGACGCTCGCCGGCGCCGGAACCACAGTGATCGGCACAACGCTGATTGGGCGTTCTTCCAGGCGGGCACCGGTGTCGATGTGCGCGAATTTACTTGGGTCGTACTGCACGGCCGAGATTTCAAAGACGCCGGGCTCCGGCCGGGCCACACTCACCACCCTGTACAGCGGGATGGCGAGGTCGTCGGCATCCAGCGCCCACACCAGCTCAGGTTCCGGCACCACGGAGTAAGCAACGGTCACGGTAATCTGCCGGCCGCTGACCAACTGCACGGTGCGCCCCTCGCACTTGCCGTCGGGCAGGTTGAGGATCAATCGGTCACCGGGCTTGGCCTGGGTGTCGCGGTCCAGTTTGATGACTTTGCCATTCACCGCCGAGATGCGTCCGCCCACCGGCCGACCGGCCAGGAGCTCGTCGGCGATCGGGATCACATAGCCAGGCAGCGGGATACGCCCGTCGAGACCGACCTTGAAGGTAACGGCCCGGTCCTTGGAGTTGGTGAGCAGAGCCCATTTACCGCGGCGCTGGGCCTCCGACTCGCGGGTACACCCGATTGCACTGATTTCGAGCGGGTTGTCGCCGTAGCGCCGCTGTAGCTTCTGGTCAGTCACTGCTGTGACGTCGGTGTCGTAGTTATTGAGCGGATTGTCGTAGCTGATCAGCGCGCGGGTGTAACGGGTGCGCTCCGATGCGCTGGAGTATGTGAACTTGCCATCGATGACGTTCGCCCGGGTGTAGGCAAAGTCGAAGTCAGTAGCACGCGGCATATCCGACAGGGTGAAGACCTGGCCCTGGGCCCAGTAGGTCATGCCCCGGTAAATCGCCGAAATGTCGCGCAGCAGCGACCAGGCATCAGCCTTGCTCTGCAGGTTCAGGTTGCAGATGAAGCGCGGCTCCTGGCCGCCCTTCCCGTCCGGCACCAACTGGTCACAGTACTGCGAGATCCGGTAGAGCTCCCACTTGTCCACCATCCACGGCTTAATGCGACGGCCCAGGCCGAAGCGGTCGACCGTAGTAATTCCGTAAGTAGCCCACACCGGGTTGTTGGTGTAGGCCTCTTTGAGCGTCCCGTCCCAGATGCCGTTGTATGTCCGCGACACGGGGTCGTAGTTGCTTGGTACCTGCCATTTACGAGCCTTGCAGCCAACGGTCACCGCGGGAATGCTGCGGAACTGCTCGGCCGAGAACTCGATGTAGAGCAGCGCGGTGTTGGGATAGCGGATCTTGGCGTCGATCACCTCCGTGAAGCCCGCTATCTGCATGATGTCGGAGAACTTGCCCGGACTGTTCTGGTTGACGGTCAGTCGCGTTATCCGCATCAGCCAGCCGCTAGTTGCCTTGGGCAAATCGATACGCCGGGTTCGCTCGTACAGGTTGGTGGTCTTGCCGTCGACCGCCTCGCTCAGGACTTCCTGATAGGATCCGCCATCGGTGGCTAGCTCGACCTTGTACTGGATCCGGTAACCATTAATGTTGTTGTTCGCATCCACGGACTGTAGCGCCGGCCAGGCGAAGCGTACTCGCACGGCAGAAAGCTGAGTGTTACTGATTGCTCGAACCCATGGCGTGCCACTACGCAGCTCGGTGCTGATCGTGGTTTCGTTCTCGATCGAAGGAATGCCCTGGATATAGGTTTGGTCCACGGCCCCGGTGCGCCACTCCCACTTCACGTTCGGGAAGTTCATGTTTCCCTGGGGGTCTTGCAGCGGAGTGTTGTCGAGGTAGATGTCCCGCGCAGTAGGCGTGCCTTCGAACTCGCCCTCGCCGATAGCAATGAGCATTTTTGCGATAGCGACAGAGCGCAGGCTGTCCGGGGCTTCGGTTGGAGTCTTGGGCTTCTCGGAGCCGCCCTTCGCGCCATAGACATCAATCTTGCGTGCTGCGCCCATGCTTTCCTCCAGGCAATAAAAAACCGCCTCTGGGGCGGCTGCTGTAATTCGGGTGATAGCTACATCTGGTCTTCGGCGTAAATCGCGGCGCTGATAATCGCACCTCCCCACCGACGCTCGCCGATGCAAAGAGGAACCGGGTTGCCAGATGCTGTGGTGTTCTTGGCGCTGCCGAAGGCGTAACCGGGTGTGTTCTCGGGCGCCGCGCTGGTCTTCAGGCCGCTGGCTTGAGGCTCAGCATCTGGATAACGCCGCCGGCGACAAGGCCGATGCCCGCGCCAATGAGCGGAGTACCGAAAGGGGTTGCCGAAAAGATCACACCCACAACAATCAGGATAGCGCCGACGATAGTCTGGAGAATGCCACCGCGCTTGCTGCCTACCACCACGGGGGCAATCCGGATATCGCCGGCACCGCTGTAGTTGAGCTCCTTTTCACCTATGTTGCGCTTGTCGCGAAACACCGCGAACTCAAGCCCGCGCGACTTGGCGTTAGACAGGAACCGCTCGAACCCAGGGATCTGCACGCATAGTGCCTTGATCGCCTCGGCCGGCGAGTTTACCGCGAGCCTGAAGGACTTCCCGAACTGCCGGAGTTGCCCATGCAGACGAATGGTGGTCATCGGTTGGTAGTTGATGGCTGAGCTATGCACGACTTTCTCCAGACATAAAAAAACCGCCCGGAGGCGGCTTCATGGTTTTCATTTTTCAGTTGTAGTCGACGTAGGGACCAATGTAAAAGCCGGCCATGTCGCCACTGATACGGTACAGGCTTTCCTTGCCAGGCTGCACCGTAGTCGCGATGGTTCGAATTGCGGCGCCTGCGCACAAGCCTGAGCCCGCCAGGCCGGCGCCTAGATTTGGCGATCCCGGCGGAAGGTAGAATGTAGCTCGCTGACCAGTACCGATTTTTGCAGCCCTGCGGCCGTCGACATAAACGACAATGTCGCAACCAGAGCCGACCGCGCCGGAGTCGCGCACCACGGTAATTTTTCCGCTCTCGCCAGCCGGTTTAGTCTGGAAGGCATAGACCTCGTCCGACGGAACCGGCTTCGCATCCCGCACCGAGATCGCCGACGAGGCACACCCCGCCAGCATCGCCACCGCTACCGCCGCTATCAAAATCCGCATTTCGTTCCCTCTTTGGTATGGCGGAGACGAGATCACTTAACAGGGACCTCAACCATTTCAACGACAGCCTCTGGCCAGTGAGCAGCGATAAACGCTTTCCGCTCCTCTTTTGTCTTAAATGTCATCCCCTCCATAGCTGTTCCATCGGGGGCAATAGTGAACGGCCGACCGGTGAATGGGTTCGTGATTTCGAATTCATCATCTTTTTTCACGCGCCACCTCTATTCCTGAGTATTGACCCCTGATAGTGCCCGCAAAACCAAAAAACACAAAATATCCAGATAAGGACCTGTCCAGGCATCCAGCGTGGATGGAATGCCAGTAACTGAATAGAAGTTCGGCGTAGTAGCTTTGTGCCTTACAAATGGAGATTGTCATGACTAAAGAAGAAAATCTGTCAAAAACCTTTCTGGAAGCCCTTGAAAGCACCGAGGTTGGCAAGAAAATCACGTTCAGCTTCCACGGACTTCCAGTCCCTGTAGATGTTAAGTACACGCTTGCAGGTGGGTGGATAATTGAGCAGCACCTTATCCCTGGCATGGCTTTAGAAATCACCAAAGGTGAGCCAGGAGCCCTTGCGGGAATCGAGATCACCATTCAGCCGCAAAAGCCGCTGGAATAAAAGAACTCCCAGTCCTTCGCCTGCAAGCCCAAGGACTGGGATTGCGCCAATCTCGGCGCGTTTATTGAAGGAGCAAAGCATGCATCCTGGTCAAACCAGATTTCCCTACATCCTAATCACTGACAGCCCTGAGGTTATTACCAAGGCTGCTGAGATTTCATCGGGGGGAGTAGAAGAGGCTCGCGGGATTGTTTCCTTTCAGTCAGACCTCGTGTTTTCAGAAGTTGCGGCGGCACTGAAATCAGTGGGCGGTGAAGTCGGTCTTTTGCAAATCGAGAACAGTCAGGCCGTCAAGGTAAAGGGCGATGTTGCGAGACTTCTTGGGAAGCTCACTTCGGCGTAGGGGCTCCACCGCTGTAAAGCACTTGGCCGTTAACAACCTGAATGGATGAGCCTTCGGTCATGTTATAGGGGCCGCTGAGCAGATACTCGGCGCGCCCATCCTGAACATCCAGTTCTACCGGCTCGCGCTTAGGGTTAGCGAAACCTCGACGCCAGGTAATGGCGGGCTTATAGGGATCAGTTTCAGTCTTGCCCCAGGTGAAACTGATACCTTCGGGACCAGATAACAGGCGCACAGTGAGGCTGGGCTTGCTTCGTAGATTCGACTGTAACCTTCTTTGCTCTGGCACTTGCCGCAGAATTTGATGTAATCAATCTCCGCAGTACCATCCAGAACGGCAAACTCGGCCTCGGCTCCGTTGATAACACCATCGGTAAAGGTGAAGAGGTCGTAAATGGTCAGTACGTAGCGTTGCGAGGTTTGCATGAACAGCTCCTGCGGTCCTGCCGCTTCATTTTGGTTGTCTTGCATCTTTGTGCCTGAGGATCAGTCGCGTTCGGTCATGCCAGGGACCACCGTAGACGATGATCTCGGACGGCCTGCCGTATAGGTGGTGCAGCAAAAAGGGGCCAGGCCCGAAGGTGCCCGACTCTTCCTCTGGTAGCGCCGGATCGGTACCCAGGTAAATGCCGGCATGGTTCGGGTGAGACGTGCGCCCGACCTGCATAACGATCATGTCGCCGCGCTGAGGCTGTCTACGCGCACGAAGCCTGCCTCCTCGTAGTTCGCCTCGTACAAGCTTGTGTTGTCGGCGCCCTCCCACCATCCATCGGCGCGCTGGAAGGTGTCGAACGCCAAACCCCATTCGCGCTGGTACCAGTCAGCGCAGACCTGCCAACAGTCCCAGGCGCCGTGCACGAACGGACGCTTGAGCAACGGCGTACGGCCGGTCGGTGTGATCGTGCGGAGGTCGCCCTCGGGCCAGCTCAGGATGTGCCAGGCAATGCCGTGGCCTCGCACATGGCAAGGTCATGCGGCGACGGCCTGCTGGTGGCGTCCGGGTGTGAATGAACGATGCCGATCACCTCGCCCAGGTCTTCCGCCGCAGCATAGTCCTCGGGATCGAGCCGGAACTCTTCGTTCGGCTCCATTGCGATGTTCCGGCACGGGTAATACTTCTGCTTGCGCCCAGTGGCGAGCAGCAGGCCGCAACATTCTTTCGGATACTGGGCCGCCGCGTGCGCTGGATAGCCGCAATGATGTGCTTGCGCATGGTCAGCTCCGGGCAATCAGGGAAACGGCGGGGAATCCACCGAAGGACAGTTCGTTGTTCTCGCCGAAGCGCAGCTTGCAGGACGACAGACAGCCTTTGCACTGATCCTTGGCCGGGTCATCCGTGGGGTTGTCCTCGTCGTCGAACATCGCCGCGCCGGTGTAGCCACAGTCTGGCCCGCGGTAGCCGTTGGTCATGGCCCAGTGGCAGAACGTTGTCATCTGGCGCCCGGGCAGACCGTGGTTGTCGATCTCGCCAGGGGAGGACAGCTCCCAGACCACGGCCTCGCCGTCCTCACTGGTTTTCTGGTCGATGTACCAGATCTCCAGCGCTTCCTGAGTTGGGTCAGCAGTTGGGTTTCCCTCGGGAAAGTTCGCTGCATCCAGGTACTTGGCCAACGTCTCGCGAACCGTCAGCTTGAACTTCAGTAGATCCTCGAAGGCGAGGCAAAGCGCAGTAACCCGCCCGTTAACGTTGCCGGCGGCGAAAGTCGGCCGAGAAGCGGTGCCGTCGCTGCTCGAAGAAATGCCCTCAATCTGCACCGGCCAGGCCGCGTACTCCTCGCCTTGCCACCAAATCGACTTGGCCGGCAGCTCCTCGTCGGAATGCTCGTAAGCCAGCAGTTCTTCGGATGTATGCGGAATAGCGTGCCCGTGAAAGCGCAGGTAATCCGCGCCGTACTCAGTCCCGTCAATTTCAAACAGGCGAATTTCGCCGCCGGGCTCCAGTTTCTGGATGTCCGCGATCAGTGTCATGGGTGGTTATCTCAGGGGTGAAAGGTTTGCTGGAAGGTGGCAGTGATGGCGTAGACCTGGCCGCCGCGGTGCACAGGCTTGTAGCCGTTGCACTTGTATAGGCCAAGCTCGCCGAGGGGCGGCTCCCAGAGGAAGCCCTTCGCCCCCTTGTGGCGATCGAGGAAGTCCATGATGTCCTTGATGCGTCCCTTCAAGCCCGTGAAGGTCACGGGCCAAGATTGCGACCGATTGTTGAGGCCATCCTCGACCGACTGCTCGTAACCATCGGCGAACTGCTTGGTCCGGACGCGTTGGGACACATCACCCTCCGCGCCCTTTTCCGTTGCCCAAGTGAATCGTTCGATTGCCATCAGCGCCCCTTGATTGCTTTGTTGATGACGCCGCCTTGGCGCATGTCCTTCGTCCGCAGTTCCTGGTACTTCTGCTCGACGAACGTTGCCAGCTCTTTGCCGAACAGGTCGTAGCCAGGGTCGTCAGAAGAGGACGATGCATTGCCGTCTCCGTCGATATGTACCTCTACATTGATCTGCGTTGTGCCTGCACCGCCGCCGCCCATGGCCATAACACCCAACTTCCCGCTGGAGGTTCTGGTCAGCGGCATAATTGCCTCTTCTCCTGCCTCCCCCATGACGCCGGTCTTGCCATTGGCCATACCGAAGGCCGTTGGCTTACTGACAATGGAGTTGGTGAACGCACCGCCGTCGGCGAACATCTGCACGCCGCCAGACCAGGCGCCACCCTTTGCCTGGGTCACACCGGACCAACCAGCCAATACTTCAGGGCTATACCCGGCCGCTGTCGACCCTGCTGATGTCGCGGCGCCGCCACCAAAGTACGAGCCAGCAGCAGACACACCGAGTCCTACAAGGGAGCCCAGAAGGCCAGAGGCTGCTTGTCGGGTCGCGATACGTGCCATATCGGCAAGAATCGACTTTGTGAAGTCAGCAAACGAGAGCTTCCCGGTCATGGCGAAGTTGACGATTGAATCCTCCATCGAGCTGAACGCGTTGCCGAACAGGCTCTTGGTCTGCCCTGCGATGTTTTGCGCCGAATCCAGGTAGTTGGCCCAGGCCGATGTTGCGCCCTTCGTCCAATCGCCCTGGGCGGCCTCCACATCCGCGTAGTTTTGCCGGATCTGGTCGGTTGCCTTCTTGTTCGCATCGGCGAGCGCCTGCGATTTTCGGGTGAACTCTTCGTCCGACATATTGCGCGATGGATCGGAGCGCTGGTTTTCCAGATCCAGCGACTGCTGTGCAAACCGATCTTGCTGACTGTTCAGCTCCCCGTTGAGCGCGTTCTGCCGGTCTCCCTGGCCAACACCGAGCACCGCACGCTGCCCCGCAAGCTCCAGGGCCCGCTGTTGCTGCCCCAGCGCCTGTACGTACGAGCTGATCGCCCGCTCCTGCTTGGCGAGTCGCCCGGTCTCATTGGTAGCCAACACCTCGAGCTGGCTGTCGGCGTCTTTCTGCGCCTTTACCATTCCTGCTCGCGCGTCGGCGATCTTTTGGTCCAGCTGGATGCTCTGCGCGGCCGACGTTGTCTTCTTGCCCTTGGCGGCCTCCAGCGCGGCGATCTCAGCCTCGTAAGCGGCTGTCACCTCATCGCGCTCATTGCCGACCATCGCTTCGCGCTTCAGGGCGTAGTCCGACTGCGATACCAGGCCAGCCTTCTGTGCGGCGTCCAGTTCCTTCTGAGCGTTTTTGTACTCGTTGACGATTCCGGCCAGGTTGTTCTTGGTTCCGTTGAAACCGGTCAGATCAACTGGAGTACCTGCAGCTTTCGAGTCCTTGAACTTCGCGTTGATGTTCGAGATGTTTTTGTCGATCGCTGACTGGTTGAGGCGAGAATCGTTGGGATCTGTTTTTCGGATGTCCTCAAGTTGCTGGCGATACTCCTTGAGAGCCTCATTTCGTTTCTGCTCGTTCGTCCATGTCGACTTGGTCAGCGCATCAACTTTGACCATCGCTTGCTGAGACGCCAGCTGCGCCTTGGCCTGATCACCTTCCCACTTAGCGATATCGGCCTGGGCGTCCCTCTGGTCCTCCAAAAGATTGAGTCGGTCGGTGTACAGCTCGACCATCGCATCTTTATTTTGGAAGGCGCCGATATCTCCAGCCTGCGCTCGAGCAAGATCCTGCCGAGCTTGCTCGATGTCTGCGCCGATATCTGGGCGCCCGATATTCTTGAGATTGTCTGCCGCGCGCGTCACCGCGTTGTAACCCTTCTCCCACCAACTCAAATTCTCCAGAATCTTCGGAGTTCTCTCGTTGATGGCGTCGGCGTACTGCTCGGTGGCCAGCTTCACGGCGCCCGCATGGTCCCCCTGCGCTTCCAGTGCGGCAATCTGCGAGTAAACCGAGGCCGTCAGGTAGTGATACTGCTCGTTTAGTGCAGCAGAGGCCTTTACCGGGTCGTCTGCCAGCTTGGAGAACTCGGCGACCGTCTCGCTCACCGCCTTGCCGGTGGCTTCCTGCATCGAAACGGCAGCCTGGGTAATGCCGGTGAAGCTCTCGCCGGCGATTTTTCCGTTACCAGCCAGCAGGGCCAAAACTTCGGCGGCCTGCCCGGTGGTGCCGACAGTGGCACTCACCTGCCGGGCCATATCGCCAAGCTGCCCAGCACTGATGCCGGCGTAGTTACCGGTGAGGATCAGTGATTTGTTGTAGCGGTCCTGCTCCTCGCTACCTTTGTAGTAGGCAATAGCTAGGCCGCCAACGGCTGCTGTGGCCAGGGCCAGCGGCCCCAGAATGGCAAGCAGCCCCGCGGCACCCGCCCCGGCGCCCGCGCCCAACTGAGCCACGGCGCGTACGCCGCTACCCCAGTCGCCAGAGGACAGCGCATTACCCAGCTGAACAACGTTTTCCTGCGCCTGGCGCGTGCCGAGCCGCAGCTTGTCGAAACCGGTAGCCGTCTTTTCGAGCTTGGCGTAATCCTTGTCGATCTTGCCCAGGGCCTTGTTGTAGTCATCCTGGCTCAGGCGCCCCTCGTCCAAGTGCTTGCCAAGTTGCTCGACCTGGTATCCAGCTTCGCCAGAGCAGCGCGGGCCGGTCGATGGCACCCAGAAGGCTGTTCAGGGCCTTCTGCTCATCCAGGGCAGACTTGGCCAGAGCCACCTGCTGCTTGTCGAGCTGAGCGGAGATCTTCGCCGCCTCGGCCTCGCCATAGGCGCCGGTCTTGGTGAGTTTGGCGAGTGCATCACGCTGCTTTGCCAGGTCCTGTGTGGTCTTGGCACTAGTGGAAAGCGATTTCTCCAGCGCCTGCATTTCGTTCATCAGCGAAACGGCGGACTGCTCGGCCCGGCCGCCGGCCTTCGCCATTTCATCCAGCTCGTTTTTGCCTGGATCGCATCGGCCGAGTCGATCTTGACGCCGAGTTCTGCAATGTTCATCGACTCACCTTGAATAAGTGCCCGTGGTTACGGGCTGTTTTCCCTTTCCTCCGCCATGACGCGCAGGGCTTCGCCTTCCAGGACTTGAAGGTCAGGGAAGACTTCAGCGAGCTTCTTTTTCTTGATGCCGAGGAACCCGGCCACGTCGCGGATGCAGCTGTAGTCGAGACCGATCGCGCCGCCGGCGCCTGCTCGCCATTGGGTAGACATTCGGTTGAACAGCAGGAAGGCCGGCCAGTTGCAAGGCCAGACCTCAACATCTTCCTCATCGAGATCGGCAGCCGTCAGCCCGAGAGCAGCCAACTGCTCAGCAGATTGGCCGCTTGCGTACATTGCCTTGGCTGCCGCTATCAGTTTCCCAGGCGAGCCTGGCTGAACGCGTCCTGATAAGCGCTAACGACCGCTTCGGCGGTGCCATAACAGGACTTAACAAGGGCCTGGATGCTCTTGTCGTCGAACTTGTCATCGAAGCCCCAGCCAACAACTAAGTCCTTGATCTGCTGCACTTGAAGCTCCGTCTCGGCTGCGACGACATCGGACAATGTGGTCGCCTCACCGAAACTCTCGCGCATCTCCCTCCCCTTTGCGCTCCAATCATCGAATAGGGCGGCAAGTCCCGGGCGATCCCGATACTTGAAGGTGAACTCGATTTTTTCGGGCTCCTCTCCAACAATTGGGATCAGCACGAATGCCTTGAATGTAGGGTTCTGGCGATCCTGATCTTTGCCATGGGAAATCCTTATGCGCCAGCCAAATAACGGAGCGAACGAGCGGAAAGCCCGATGCTGATGGTGCGCGTCATGACGTTGTTGCGCTCCATGGTTGGGTCGGGAGTGATGCTCACATAGCCCGGGTATAGAATCTGGTCACCGTTACGCAACTTCATGCGGACCACCGCCAACTCCTTGGTATCGTCATAACCTTCAACAGTTTCGACGTACTGGGCCGTTGGCTGGTCCTCTACAACGATGGTGATCGTCGTGGGGTTGCGGTTGGTTGGAAACTGCTTGTCGTCGTCATCCTCCAGGTAGCCGACAGTTTGATACTGCTGCTCGCCGCCGGAAGATGTGAAAGACGTGACCTTGGAGATCTGCGTCCAGCCGGATACCGGGATCACTGAGCCAGCACCTGCGCCCACGGTGTACTTGTCGGTATTGGTGGTGTTGAGGCCAGCCAAAGCAAAGGCATCGGCAGTAATGCCGGAGGCTTTTACTGCGCGGTCATTGATGAGCGCCCAGCCAGAATTGATCAGCAGGACGTCACCGCTTTCAATGCTGTGTCCTGCGGAAGCCGCGACCGGTGGCTTTGCATTGGTCAGGGCAGTGAATGCGACAGGGGATCCCAAAACGCTGGCAATCTCCAGCACAGCGCCGTTCGGCAGCGGGAAGCGTGCGGCCATGGTGTATTTCCTCTTGAGTGCCCGCCTGGCGGCGGTAGGTTATGCCCCAGCGGGCGGTTGGTCTGCGACACCCAGATAGGTGAAGCTGGCCGGGACCGTGTAGGTCGCCGACTCTGTGATGGTTGGCCCCTGATCTACAGGCTCGGTGATCAAACCTTCGAACCCGTTGCGGGTCAGTGGCGTATCGACGTGAAACAACCGCGTCAGCTCATCAATAAGCGCCTCGGCGGAGGACATGGCCTGGGTGGAGGGGCAGACGATGCTGATCTGGTAAACGCCTGCGTACTCGTAGGCCTCCCCGCCGAGATAGCGGCAGGTGGTGCTGGCCGGCAGTTGAAAAACCCGCAGATAGGTTTCAGGCGTATTCTGTGTGAACGGTTGATTCGGATAGGCCACTCGTATCGGGCGCGCAGCCGCCCATACGGCCAGCTTCGTTTCGATGGCCTGACGGGCGCGTGCGTGACTCATACCTGGTTGTTCCTTATGGCCTCCACCACGATCTGCTGAAAGCGAGCCACGGTTACCCGGACCATGCCGCCAGGGGCCTGGGTCGAATGGCCGAACTCCAGCGGGATCGCATAGGGCAAGTTGTTGATGATGTAGGCCATCTGGCCGGCGGTGAAGTCGCTCATTGCAGCGACGAGCGCGGCAGTGGTTTCGGCGCCGCTGGGGTCTACCTCTCAAATGTGACGTTTTCGACCACGCCGAGCGAGATGTGCCAGTTCGCCCGGAACCGGCCGCCGACATAGCCTTCTGGGGCGATGACATCCATGCCGTCGTGTAACTTGCGGCCCTTCTTGAGCCTGCCAGCTTTCGTGAGGTTGGTCGGATCGCTGCGTAGCGCGCTGTTGTGGTCGTCGACGGCCTTGTTGTACTGGGTCGCTACGGCGTTCTGTGCCCATATCTCCGGGTTACCCACGGGAGACATGCGAATAAGGCTGCTGCCGACCTCGATGATGATCTCGCGCACGCTGGCGTCGATGGCTTCGCCGGCCTGGGTGGCGAACTCAGCCAGGCTTAGGGCGAAGCTGCCGGACTGGCCGGCGCCTGCCCGGCTCACGACCGCACCTGCAGCTCATACAGGATCGGCGTGCCGGCGGGGTTGATCTCCTTCAGCGGAGGGACGATTGACCAGGTGCGGCCTTGGGCGACCACCTTGTCGATCAGGCCCGGCACCCAGGCCAAGCCCTGCGCGGCGATCTTGAGTTTCTTGTCGCCCTGCTTGATGAGGCTGTTGTTTTGGAATTCTTGGCCGGTGAAATCGAGCAGGATGCCTTGGGCGGTTTGCTCAACTGTTGCACCAGGTGCTTCGCCGCCTGTCTCGGGGTCGTACTCGCCCGGCGCTGTCTTGCTGATGGTCACGGGTTGGCCGAACTCTGTGATCATCTCCAGAGCCATCACGGCCATTTCGTCGTAGAAGGTGGCCATGGTGGTCTCCAGCTGTTTTATGCGTCGGGATCTCTCAGTCTGCGCTGCAAAACAAGAGCATCTGCCGTTTCTGCCGCTTTCTTAGCAGCGTTGTTGGGGCTAGCAGACACCCTGGCGGAAACGCCAGCAAGTGTCGCTGCTGCGTATGAATCCCATGCAAGTAGCTCCTCTTCAGTGAGGATGCCCAGATCTTGATTTTCCATGAATCAACTCCTGTTTATGAGTAGCTGATTCAACACTAAGCGCGAACAGCGAACAAGCCACGCTTTTGTAGGTAGTCCGCAAATTGCGTAGCGCTTGGCCGATCCGGCGCCGCGGGAAGCAATCGGTTGCTGGTCGACGGGATAGCCGCATACTGCCGCGTCACCGCCCCCTCAACACGATCCAGCAGGACCGCGCCTTTGCGCTTCTCCACCGGGTCGATATCGTCCTGATGGATCTCGGCGGCCAAGGCCATCTGTCCGTACTGGATCCGCGCCGGCAAGTAGTTGTCTGGCTTGATCTGGCAGTCCAGTTCAACACCCCGACGCGGCCAGGCCAGCGCCTGCTCGCTGCTCATCTTGCGGCCTTTCCAGGTCTTGCCATCCATCGCCAACGCGGCCCGGCGTAGCAGAGCTTCCTGCTCGGGGACGCCCGCCGGGATGACCGTGCCGAACTTCACGGCATACAGGGCCAGGTCCTCAGCGCTCGCGTAGCTTTCGGCGTCGGGAAGTCCCCGCCCGTCCTCGATGATGAGTGTCATGCGTCAACTCGCTGGAATGGTTTGAAGATTGGCTGCCGGGTCACCGACAGCCAGCATTATCAGGCCTTGGGCAGATCAGCGACGAGCTTTTCCAAGGATTCTTTCGACGCGTTGACCCGGTACGGCACCTTCGCTTCGTCGAGTTTGGCTTTCAGGTCGGCGATTTCCTTCGCGTCCGGGTCGTCCAAGCGAGCCTTGGCTGCTTGCTGGAGCAGGTCCTCCACCTGATGCTGCAGAGTCTTGGCCTTTTCAGCTTCACCATCACGCTCGCGGATGAGGCTTTCTACGCCGGCGTTTACCGCTCGAACACCTGAAACAGGCGGTCAGCGATAGGGCCAAGTTCGCCTTCGGGGCGCGCCAGCTCTTGATCAGCGAATGACTCGACGATCAGGCCGACAGACTCAAGGTCGGCGCGGAAGGCGTCGATATCGACACTGGAATTACTGCCGCCGATCAGCAGCACCGTTGGCAGTTCCTTGACCGTCACGTCAGGCACATCTTCAGCGGCATCTTCACGGCTTTCGGTGATGCTCGCGTCGATGATGCGCAAGCCATTCGCCTTGGCCAGCGCCTTCACGTCCTCCTGGTACTGGTGAAACGGGCCGGGCAGATACCAGATGTTCTTGTTGCTCATGATCGTTTCCTCGCCAAGCCGGGCACTGGGCCCGACTCAACTGTCGGGGTTACTTGGAGGCATCACCGATCAGAGCCACACCGGCGGTGTGCTTGATGCTGGTGGCAGTCTTGTCCCAGTTGGTACCGGTCGCCAACTCGGCGTCGGTCGGCGACTTGCCGCCGGTGGTGGTGTCCCAGGTGTAACCCTTCAGGCCCAGACCGAAGGTGTAGTCGGTCTGGAGCGTGGTTTCGATCCGCTCCTTGCCGTTGGTGGTCTGAACGTTGCTGATGATGTCGCGGCCGTCGTGGACCAGCGCAGCACCCTGTACCAGGGACAGGATGATTTCCTTGTTCGGGGTGCCAGCCTGCATCAGCGCCGGGGCATCCGTCACAACGGAGATCTTACCGAGGATGTCCACCACGCGGACGTTGCCCGCCTGGAACAGCTGCTGCTGGTTCGCCAGGTTCTGACCTACCAGCTTGTGGTAGCTGGTGCCCTGCATAACCTGGGTCACGAGGTTCTGGCTCGCATCGCCGAACTTCGCGTGGGCGTTGTTCAGGCCAGCGTAGGTGATGCCAGCAGTAGCCGACACATCGTTGACCGCAGCGGACTGGGCAGTGATCGCAGCAACCAGGGCGGCGATGGCGGTATTCAACTGATCCTTCAGCAGGATTTCAGCGAACGCGCGGCTCGCAACCTCGATGCCTTGCGCGGTTGGGCGCTCCAGCCACGTCATTTGCGAAGGCTCATAGCGGATCGGACCGAAGCCACCGGCGACTTTCACCGAGGTGTTCTTCAGTTCGGTCAGGTCGGTTGCAGCGACAGCAGCGTTCGCGCTGTAGCGATTCACACGGCGCTGGGCAGCGGCCAGGGTCTGGAAGAACGATTCCTGGAGGAAGTCACCAGTGAAACCGTCTGGAGACAGCACGATTGCACCGCGGCTGGCAGCGTTGAAAGCGGCGAGATACTGATCCAGCGTCTCGAGAGTCGCTGGCATGATGTATTCGTTGAAAACCTGCATTTGCGACAGGGACATGGGTTATTTCCTTACGATTGTGGGAGATCCGGGAACCGGCTCGCGATCGCGGCCTGTCGTTCCTCTTTGGTGCCGCCGATTTTTCCTTTTGCGGCCCCGCCGCCACCTCCAGCACCAGCAGCCCCGCCGCCAGATGCCTTGCTACCCGCGATCAACGGCGCGAAGGCCGTGTCGTTTGCGAATTCTGCTTTCAGCTCATCCAGCGTTGCCGCCGATAGCTTGCCCTGCTGGTCGAGGACGACCACAACAGGCTTCCCGTCGCGCTGCTCGACGCTCAGACGGCGCTCGATGTGCGGCAACAGGGCTTTGGCGCTGCCTGGAATTGCCAGAGCAGACGCGATGTCAGTAGCGGTACGGCCGACAGTCAGATCCCGGATCTGAGTGCTCAGCGTTCCACGCTCCTGTTCCAGCATGCCATTCAGCTCGGCTTCACGGCGGGTGTACTTTTCAGACCAGGAACGTTCGAGCTCTTCGACGTTGCCGGACTTGCGAGCAGCTTCTTCACGCTCGGTGCGGGCCAGTTCTTCGGCCTCGCGGGCTTTCTTCTCAGCCAGCTTTTTCTCGCCGAGCAACTCATCAACCTTGGCTTTCAGGCCGGTGACATCTTCTTGTTGCGGCAGACCTTCAATGCCGAGTACGAACTTGCCGTCCTTCTCGGTGTAAAGAGCGCGCACGGCTTCATCTACCCCTTCCAGGGTATCCAGTTGGAATTTCAGCATTGGTTGTCTCCCAGAGACGTAGGTGCAGGCCCTGCCTGCGTTGACGAAAAAGCCAAACGGTATTTGTTTGTTTATTGATTTAGAGAAGGGTCATAGAATTTCATGTTTAACCGATAGGGAATCCCCAATGACAACAGCATCTAATGGCGCTCGAACCGTACCGATCATTTTAGCTACGGCTTTATTGACCCTACTTGGGACGGTCGCAACGCCCCTGGTAACTTGGTTGACTGAAAAAACAACGCTCAGGGCGAATACGATCAAATATTGCCAAGCAAGAGTCGACGCTGACCAAGCAACTCTTCGAGCGAGGGGAGAGGCCTTCTTACTTTCAGTTGGTCAGTTCGACACAAAACTTAAGGAGCCAATGGCTTATGAAAACTTCAAAGAAAAGAACGCTGAACTCGGCTCGCTGTCCTGGGCAATAACAGAGGGGGCGTGGAGGCTTGGGGTATATGCGCCTCCGGAGCTCACTTTGGCTGGAATAGAGCTAGCAACGGGCGCTCAGACAATAGTTCACGGAAAAGTGCAGGAGCGCACCACGGACATAAACCTACTTTCGAGCAGAATCACCAACTGGATCAACTTATTCCGAGACTCGAACGAAGGATTTAATAAGCAGCGGATAGCCTGCGAGTCAGATGTCAGCCTTGGCAAAAGCTAGCGGCTCAAGCGCTTTCATCTGCAAAAGAGTCAACGGTGCAAAGTTCCGATCAAGCTGCAGTTCGGAGAATCGTTCAATGCTCAGGCCGCCTTCGCGAAAAAGCTTGGCGCGGACCGGGCCGATGGCCTTGTCCTGAAACGCTGCCGGCTGTTGCTTGAGCCAGTCGTAGTAGCTGAGGTCTGCCCTCACCTGCTGAGCACCACTGTCACCGATGGACGCCCGAGTGGCGTCCCTGGCGAACAACGCACTGAAGCGCGTCACCGCAACCACCGTAGAGCGGCAGTTGATGTGGATCGGCGGTCTGGGCCCCTCAGTCAGCTTGAACCGGCGCTTATCGAGCGTGCGGCACTGGCTGGTAGTCTTCGAATCCAGGGTGCTGACCCATTCCACCGACTGCACGACGTCGCTGTTTTCCTTCAGCGTCTCCATGCGCGCTTGGGTGGCTACGTGCTGCACTGCCGTCCGTACGATGGCGCCGGCGTTGCGGTTGGTCGTGGCCAGGATGCCGTCGTTGTACTGAAGCGCCTTGGTGCCACGGAGGTTCTTGATGATCTGGAAGTTCGTCTGGCCCTCGAAGAAGCCCTGCCTGATCGCGCCTGTGAGGCGTTGCCGCTCGATGGCGGTGAAGCCATCAATGAACGACTTGAGAAGCTTGCCGCCATCGGCCCCGCGCACGCTGAGCGGATTGGTGAGGATCGCCGCCCTGATTGCCGCCGCACCTGGCACCGCAGCGTCGAAGGTCACACCCGCCGGTGCCGCCCGGGTAAGGCTGGTCGCCTCAAACTCGGCCTCGTAGTTGGCGATGTCCACCAGGTCGAGGTTCAGTTTCTCGCTGTAACGGTCGAATATGCCCAGCAACAGGCTGTCAACTTCGCTCAAAAGGCGTTCCAGCCGCGCGACGGTGTAGTCCGTCAGGTCGGCACGGGTCAGCCGCTCACGGATCGAGCGGTCAATCTCCTTGAGGAAAGGCCCAAACTTAGCGACTTCCCCCGACTTCAGTTGCTCCAGGAAGACAGCATGCCGGATGGTGGCATCAAGGATTGCTTGGTTTGCCGCCATTTAGGTTTGCCTCGTCGTCATCCAGGTCAGGTCCGGGGCTCTCCGTTTCAAGTTCGTCACGGATCTGCTCGTCAGTCTTCTCCGGGTCAATCACCCCGCGGTCGCGCAGGTACTGCCAGAAGTCACCCGCTGGCAGCTTGCCGCCCTGCACCGCATTGAACAGCGCGGCCAGGATCGTTGCGTCCAGGGTGATTTGGCTGAAGTCTTGGTTGAGCTTGTAGATCGCTTCGCCCGGGGCGTTCACGAACTCAGCCATCCAGGCCAGGCACTGGCTGTATGCCTCGCTGACGTTGCTCACCACCAGGGAGAGAACACTGTGTTCGGCGGCGCTATCGTTGTCTGCCTGGGTTGCGGTCTTCACCGCGCTACCACGCTCGATCAGCCGGGCGCCGAGCGAAACCATGTCCAGCTTCTTGGCGTCCATGGCCTCTTTTACAAGCGTGTTCGGCTCAGGCTGGGCAAACCCGCATGACCCGTTGACCGGAAGCGTCAGCGGCGCCCTGGAGCCGACATAGATGCCGTTGGCTTCAAGGTGGTCGCGCCAAGCCTCATCAAGGCCCGAAATCCAGAACTGCGGCTGGCCTGAAAACCACACCGAATCCTCGTAATCCGCGCTGTTGCAGTAGTGACCAATGTTCAGCACGGCCATGTCGTACAGCGGAGAGTCGTCGATGCTGGTGTCATTGTTCTCGCTACCGAGAAACTGAAAGGGAATCACGCGCCATGGCTGCCCAGCGCCATTGAGCGGGGTGAATGGTGGGATGACCATCGCCGTTTCGCTTGAGCCTTCCTGCCACAGCTCTGTATATACGCCGGTCACATCCAGGCGCAACACGCGGTACTGCACGACCTTTTCGCTTCCAAAGCCGTCATCAGTGTCGATGTCTGCCTCTTCGCGCAACACGACCAGACTCAGCAGGTGCTGACCACCAACCTTGCGTGTCTTCCAGTTCCGGATTGATTCGGCCGGGTAGCTCGCAACGTTCGCACGGGCGCGCCCGGCCTGTTCATCCGCCTTACTCACCGTACCGGCCTGCACCGCGGCGTAATCCACCAACAGGCCGTGACGACCGACTTCGAGCAGATGCCCGATGACCGACTGCGACTGCTGGTAGACACTCACACCCTGCCCGTCGACATCCTTGGCCACGTAATCGAGCGCACCAGGAACAGTGAGCGTAGGCCAGGTACGGAACACGGCGCCTACCAGGCTGTGCTTCGTGCGGCCTGTAGCGTTGTAGAACACTGCGCGCTGCTTGTACGACTTGTACCGCTCGACGTTCTCAGGACTGGTGTCGTGGTGATTGGGCTTGGGCAAATACACATCGCCGCGCCCCTTTACCGTTTCGGAGCCCTTGCACACGTCGCGCACCAGCCGCCAACGGGACTGTGCCGCGTCGTACTCCGGGCGGGTGTATGTGACGTCTGCCATTAGCGTGCGAATCCCATTTTGATTGATTTGACCGGCTTCTTTGCGCTCTTGGCGACAGCGAAGTACCGGAATGCATCGGAGCCGTGAGACGTCCAGTCATGCAGCGGCTTGTCTTTCCAGCAGCCCTTCTTGTCGTCCCACTCCTTGCGATAGTTCTCAAGGCAGGCAATGCCCTCTTCGCACTTCGATTCGTCGAAGGCGCACTTGGACAGAATTTCGCGGGCCTGCTCGATACCGTCGTCCACCCCGATCTTCGGGACAACCTGGAACTTCATCCGGTAAACCTGGCCATCGATCTCGTAACCCTCTCGGGCTATGTCCTTGCGCGTCTTCGCATCACTGCCGAACTCGCGATTCTCGATGTCATGCGGGCCCCAGTGCTCGGAATACGTGTATCCCTTGTCCTTGAGCACCTTCATGTAATGCCGAAGGCCTTCGCCTGAGTTCTCGTAGTAATCGATGACGTGGTATTGCTCGCCAACCTGTCGCACAAACCAGATGGCGGTGGAGTCGCTCACACCGATGTCCCAAATGGTCATCACCGGCAGGTGGCTGTTGTCGGGCAGAGTGCCGATGCGCTGAGCGGCATACAGCTTGGTGAACTGCTGGGCGTAGTAAGCACCCTCGACCGATTGCTGGAAGGCCTCAACCGGGATTGAGGGGTACTCCCGCTTCATGTCGTCGCCGAGTGTCTTCTCCTTGGCCGCATACCAGGCGCGCTGGCCGTCGTTGGTGACGATCCCGTGCTTGGCGTGCAGTTCGTTGAAGTAGTCGGTCAGGCGCTGCGGCAGCACTACGTCAGCAGAGTCAAGGCTGTAGGCCTTGTTGTTCCACCAGCTGAAGAAAAAGAACTTCCAGTCGAGCAGGCCCAGCGGAACACCGGCCAGTTGCTGGCGCTCTGCTGACTGACTGTAATCAAAGAAATACCCGGCCCGGCCCTCAGCCGTCGACTCGATGGTGACGAAACACTCAGCAGCGACAGCCTCAAAAGCACCGGTGACGATCTCGCGCGCCTTGTGCGGGAACTTGGCGCAGATCTTCCCGAACTCGGATACGTGCAGGTAGCGCAGCGTGCCGCCACGGAACGAGGTGGAGACATAGAGCGAGCCGCCCTTACTGAACACCAGTTCGCCCGCGGCGTCATTTCGTGCTGGATTGGCAGCACGGAGCTCTTTCGGCAAGTTGTCGTAGGCGTACTTGACCTTCTCCCGGAAAAGGCGCTTCGCGTCGTTCAGTGTGTGAGCGATCAAGGCGCACTTCGCAGCCTCGAACAGCGCCGCATCCAGCTGGACGATGCACACCAACGTCGTAAAGCCCAGCTGGCGTGCTTTCAGGATGATGTTCCGGGTATGCATCCCCTGGAAGTAATCGATCTGCTCCTGCGTCATGCGGAAGCGAACCTTTTTGCCCTGCTTGTCGGTGATGAAGTAGAGATTATTCAGTCGCCAGAACCGATCCCGAAGCAGCTTCATGTGCTCGGGCTTCATATCAGGCGTCCTGTGTTAATTCATCCATCATCTTCGAGATCTCGTCGGCGTCGTCCGTCTTCTCCTTCTCGTCCAGGCTGAATGCCTGCCGCTCAAGGACTTGCAGGTTCTTCATTGCAGAGGAAAGCTGAAACAAGGTCTTGGAGTTGCTGGGCAGCGCAACAGCAGCGAGCATCGAGGCCCGGCGCATACCGTTATTGTCCTCGTCAGTCTCGTCGATGATCGCGTTTTCGATCTCTTCGCGGCGCTGGATGGTGTTGAGCAAGTCATCCATCAGCAGGTTCGCGAGGTACGTGGCTTTGCGAATGTCTCGGCGATGACTGCGAACCACCCGAGCGCCTTCTTCTGCGGCCTCTTCGATGATCTCGGCGTCAAGTTCGCAGTTCGCGCCTTGGTCGTTGCGAACCTCTCCGCGAACCAGCTTGCTGCGAACCTCCTTGCGTACCTGGTCAGAAAGGTCTCTCGCCCATCCCTGGACCTTGGCTTTCTTCCTGATTGCGGTGTCGCTCACGCCTTGGCGCTCTGCGATAGTCCTGATGGAAAGCGAACCAGCCCGGTAGGCGCGTTCGATTGCCTCCCAGTCGGGTTGCTTGGTTGTCATGGCTTTTCTCTGATGCTTGAAATAGTGGCGCGTTGCCGGTATTGGTGAAGATCAATCCGTCAGCAAGGAAAGCAACATGGGCTTAGCTACTGCAGATGTTGAGGTCTATTCAGATCATGAAACGGTTCGATTGATCGGTGTTCCGTTCACCTTTAACCCAGGCGATCGGACCATTTACACCGGCGCAGACAATACCAGCGCCGTGGTGCTGCGCGCAGGCTGGCTTGGTCTGAAGACCGAACCATTCAAGGGCTGGCAATCGGCGCACATCCTTTCGGTAACCGGAAGCAACGGGGATGATCGCGTGTTCGAGGTGAAGCGCAACTTCAACAATCCAGTGCAAGAGAACGACTGGCTGTGGTTCCCAGCTATGCCCCAGAAAGTAGAGCCCTTCCGAAACTGATCTTCCGTGCCGCACTCACCTGCGGCACCACCTACCCCTCCCCGCCTTCCAGAAGTACGTCAATCAGCTTCTGCTCACCCAGGCGCATGGCGCCTAAGCACTGCAGGTCGTCGCACTTTGGGCCAAGACCGAACACAGTCACCTCGCCCTTGGGGCCGATCAGCGTCAGGGCGCCTACCGTACACTCTGGATGCTCACCGGCATCGAGGTCATCGGCAATCTTGCGCAGGGTCTTGGCGGCATCGCGCCAGTCTTCCCGCTTGAACTCCAGAACCTTGACGGTCATTCGGTCACCATTTGGTGCGTCTGTGCATGGGCGTGGCCGTGGAGCAGTCCAACGATCAGGCCCTGAGGCATACCGGCTGACTTGGCAGCATCCACAGCATCGGCAATGGCCTTGTCGAGGGCACTCACCGCAGCGTTAATGTCTTGGCCCAACGGGAGCGCATGGCGCAAGCGGGTAACCTTGTCCATCAGCTGAACGGATCGGCTGGTTTGGCGATCGAGCGCACGAACCACATGAAGCCCTGCTGCAGGTTGGTCTTGGCCAGGGCCAGCAACCGCGGGTCTACCCCCTCAATACTGCCGATCTGCTTGAACAGCTCGCCGGCGTCAGCTTCGAGCGCCTTGATAGCGTTCATACCGTCGATCTCGGACTGGCTCAGATCGCGGTAGCCGGTGATTTTCTTGTGCTGGTTGTCCATGGGTTGTTCCTCATTGTTCAGCGCCACGATTTGGCGCATTCGAAAACGCGGCGCGGATTACTGCCCCGCACCGCTCCTGGGAAACTTGAACTCGGCGACCCGATCAGCAAAGTCGGCCAGCTTCTTAACACCTAGGAATCCAATAAACACCCCGGCAGCCGTCGCAAGGTTCTGCGGCAGACCGAAGTATTCAAGGACCGGGATCAGGCCAATCGTGATCAAGGTGCAGATCGCCGCCTCAAGCAGAGCCTGACGCCGGGTACCGCCTCCATAAATGATCCTGATACCAGCCATCAAGCAGATAGCCCGGCAGCATAAAGCGTTGGCGAATGCTGACTCAGCCATGCAAGCACGATGAGCCAGGTGTCTGGTTTGTCTGGCATGTTGGACATCTCGGTTCCTCCCCGTCAGGGAGTTAGGGATACAGCAGGCCATGACCTGCGAATTTGAATCAGCCCCAGCAGCACTCCCAGCTCGGAGCAATGGGTGTGGCGGGGCCGAAAACGAAAAAGCCCAGCTCTATGGCTGGGCTTTGATTGCAGTGACACTGTAGGCACACTAGGAAGCTTATTGACCTTGATCCAGCAGCGTCTCAACTCGCCTGTCCAGAGCTGAAAACAGCTCACCAAAGTCTCTATTTTTGATGGTGATCTGGGGAATAACTGATCCGACCGAAGTAATCTGATAGCTATCGCCGACCTTGCGAATCATCAACGAAACCGAATGAAAGCTTTTTGGTTTCTCGCTAAATTCAGCGCTGAGTGCTAAGCCAACAGTGAACCAGAGAAACTCTTCCCGCTTTGGTAATTCGGAGACTGCGCACTCATTGAATTGAGAATCAGCCACCTTTCCAAGATAAATCCACTTTACAGGTAGGCCTACCGAATTCAGGGTCTGCTCGGGGACTTTCAGGTAACTACCAAATCCCGAAATAACCTCTTCTACCGCTTCTTGAAGATCCAGCCAATAAGCCTCTTCGGCTGCTTTTAATTCGTTGAACTTTTGTTGCAAAACTGAAAATCGCGACATCACCTTATCTCCTTTAGGTTTGATGCCACATTGCCACGACCTCTGCAAAAGCCCAAGAAAAACCCGGCGCTTGGCCGGGTTCAGGGTTTGGTGTGCGTTTCGCGTTACTTGTGCACTATGGGAAAAGTACCCTTAAAACCCCACCACGTCAACATTTTACGCTGCACTTTCTTCTTTTTCCGCGTAAATCACCTGCCATATAGGTTGTTGAGCCTGATCATCCACTTCCTTAATAGCTGTACGCAGGAAGTTCCAGATGTCCTTCCAGTCCCTGTCCCAGTGCTTTGGCTCGATGTTTACGCCGTAGATCTTGAGCATTCCTTCTGCCACCCGGGCCGGCCCCCATTGGGCCCCTCCATGAGCCTCCAACTTGTAGGACTGAAGCGCAAAGGTGACCAGGCAATGCGCCTTTGCGGCCTTGGCATCAGTCAGAGCGGAAAAGTCGACGTCACCCCAAATCAGCTTTTCGGCGTTCAGTACATGCACCACGGTCATGCATGGGTGGTACAGGTAGTGCCCGAACTGCTGCACCTGGAAAGGAAGTGTGTCGATGGCGCGCAATACCTTGCCTATCGTGGCCAGGTGCGCTGCGCGGGCGGTTGACCGGCCGGCAGACGTGCGTCGGGTTTCGCTGATGCTGATGCGCTGCCCCGGCACGGAGAAACGCCCAGCCTCCTCCCCCTTCTCGCTGCTCATCGCCGGGAATTGCGCGTCACGCTTGCCAATTTTCCCGCCAGTCTTGAGCGGTGCCGACTCTGCCCGGTCGATGGCTACAGCGCTGATCGACGCATTCGATTCGTGCTGAGCTTCGGTCCATACCTGCCTTGCGTTGATCAGTTTCATGCTGCGAGCCCCTTCTTAAGTTCTTTGGTCTTTGCCCGGTATTCGGCGGTGATGGCTTTCAATTGCTCTACAGTTTCTTTGCGTGGTGTGTGGTCGGCTTCCAGCGTCTCGACAGCCTCCAGGCCGATTCGGGCGATAAGGCCGGTGCGGAAACCCTGGGAAACCGTCTCGCCTTTGCGGGCAAACTTCGACGACCCAGCGTTACAGCTTTTGCACTGGAGCCAGATATTGGTCGGTACCAGCCTCAGCTCTGGGCGAGCGCCCTTGCCGAGGAAGTGCCCCGCATCGAACGCACCGCCGGTCTTCCACCCCTGGGCGCTGAGGATTGATTCCTGCGACTCGCCGCAACTGATGCAGCCGCTACCAATGCTCAACTCATAGATGCGCCGGTAGTCGCGCACGGCCTTCTCTGCGTCCTTCATGTGGTCCGCCCGGGTCTTCAGCGCTTCTTTGCGCACCTTGATCTCGCGGCGACCAACATCAGCCAGGGCCTTCTTGGCGCTCGCCTGCCCATTCTCCGACTTGCCATAAGCGATGGCGCACTCGATATCGCCGCATACCGCCTGCGAGCTGCGAACCGGCGTGAACATCACTCGGCACTCTGGGCAGCGCTTGCGGCGTGGCCCACCGGACGTGAGCGGGGTTTTGCGTTGTAATGGGGTGCGCTTCATGCGGCCTCCTTGAATGCTTCGAACTCTGCCATTTCGGTCAGGCGCTCTTCCGTGAGCGTCGGCCAGTCATGCAGTACCAGGTACGCACAGCACTGGCGCCAGAAGTCTTGGAATGTCTCCTCCCCCATCGAATCGTAGGAAAGGCTGCGGGGTGTCTTGCGGGTGAGTTGGCCCAGGCCAGGGATGTCGAACTGCTCCTCGTCGCAATACACGCCCGACTCTAGTTGCAGGGCCTTGATTGCGTCGTGGGACTGCTTGCCTGAGAACCGGTCGATGTTCTGGCTCAGTACCCGGCCCAGGCCGTGGACCAATCCGTTGAACCGTGGATTGCGCGGCTGCTTGAGTTCGGCGCGGATCTTGGTATTGATCCGGAAATCACGCTCACGAAGGATTGACCGATCGGCGTCGGAAGACGGCACGAACGCGGCCACCTCCCTGCCGGTGGCAGGATCAACTAGGCGGCGCAGCACCAGATACACGGGCATCGGGCGAGGCTTCGCTGGCTTGGTCATTGCGCCGCCCTCTTCTCTTCCAATTCCTGGACTTGCTGAATCAGCAACGCCCGGCGATCCGCCAACTCGTTGGCCGCTGCAATCCGTATCTCATCCTTTCGCTCTGCGCTGGCCTTGCGCATTTCCAGCATCGAGCTCTTAACGATCTCAAGCTTTGCGCGAATAGCGGGTTCCGGCCGGGTGACGGTACCGGTGAGCAAGCCAGCGATCGCGCGACCGTCTTCGGTGACCGGCTCGACGCTCAGGTCTGCCAGGTACTTTTGGCCATGTTCGCGGGGAATACGCTTCAGCTCCATTGCTTTGGTTACGGCCTGGATTCGACGGTTGGTGTCGAAGCCCACGGACACGTGCCAGTTGACCGGCTTCGCATCCTCACGGGCCTGACTCACGAACCGCTGGTAGCGTCGATGAACGCCATGCGAGCACCGATCTTGTCGCCACCATCCAAGATGGGTTTCGCGGCAGCCAGTGCCAGTTGGATCTCATCAGTCAGCACCACAGTTTCGAATTCATCGTTGGTCATCATGGCGATGGCCCAGGCCTCGTCCTTACCTGGACGTCCGTCGGAGGTCTGGACGCGCTGCAGGATGTCAGCCATTGCCAGCTTGCCCTTCACCTCGAAACGGCAGGCCTTCAGGGCGGCTTTTACGACGGGCACCGAGTAAGCGCAGAGGTCTTCAGCCATCATTGCCGCAGTGCCTGGGTTCATTTCCTGACCCATTGCCTCGGCGGTTGCGCAGATGGCAGCGGCTAGTCCAGCAACCTGCTGGTCATTCATTTCAGAGGTACTCATTGCGGTCACCTGCTTGGCGTTTGGCCAAAACCATCTGAGCGGCCTGTTCCGCTGCGGACAGGTTGGCCTCGGTTCGTTCCATCTGGCGGGCGGTTGTGCCGTTAACGCGCTGCCCGGTCACCCACTGGGTGTGGTAGCTCTCGGCGTTGGCCAGCAGCTCGTTGAGGCTGTGGCACTTGCGCAGCACAGCGGCATCGCTGGTTTTCAGGTAATGCGCGGCGACGTGGTGGGCTACGTCGGCACCCAGTCTGTCGACGAGCAACGCCATTTGCTTGCCAGCCTTAGCGTTCCACACCGGCCAGGCGCTGTAGCGCTTGCGGTAGGCCATGGCGTAGTTCGCCCAGACCTTGAAGGTCTTGCAGGCCTGGTCCTTCGGCCCTGGCATGTCGGCAGGAATCTCAACTCGTGGTTGCTGCGGAACGAATTGCACGACCTGCCCCGTCACGACCTTGGCGGTAGCCTGGGGCGTAATTGGTTCAATGACCGGTTCCATGACTGGTTCAAGAGAGTTACTGATTCTGGGTGCAGCTGCTGCACTACCCCCTAGTGCAGGAGATTCACTAGGGGGTGAACCTGCTGCACTACCCGGGTGAATCTGCTGCACTACCCCTGGTGCAGGAGGTGCACCACCTCCCTCGAGGGTGAGGAAGTAAACGTTCGACGAATTCCCCTTCGGCCCCCCCTTACGGATTTCCTTACGTAGCAATCCCGCCTCACACAGGGCTGTGATGTGGTTCATGACAGAGCGCTTGCTGATCTCGCACTGGTCTGCGATGTGCTGATAGGACGGCCAGCACTCGCCTACATCGCTGGCGTTGTCGGCAAGCTTGATCAGTACCAGCTTGCGCAATGGATTCCCGACGCGAAGTTTCATCGCGGCGACCATAAGGCCCATGCTCATGCTGCACCTCCGACAAAGGCAAACAGCGGGGCCTGCTGAGAATTCAGCCACCACTCCAGCGCCTTCACCTGGTTAATCGTGACGGTGAATTGCATGTCAGGCCGCCAGTTGAACTGAATACGAACATTTGCGCGCCACGTTTTCAGACTGCGAAAAACGTGGCGCGGGATTGGTAGAGCTATTGATATGTGGCTGGGTTTGCATATAATCGGCCCCACAAAGTGTTATCGAATTAGCCGACCTCGACCGTCGGCTTTTTTGTGCCTGTAATTCAGCGCCGAAGCACCAACATCCCCGCCCGCCTCCCGCTCTGCCTCTCTCAAAGCACACTGGATAAAACTCCAGCGACTTCAGGTTTCTTACTTCGCAGACCGTCTGGGCCGATACTGGGTACACGGATTTGCGGATAGAGATCTCGCTTAGGCGGCCATCTCGGCCCAGGGAAACGAAGGACAAAGGGACTCTTTTTTGAAAGCACCTCCGGTCACCGCCTCTGCTCGTTTGGCAACCACTGGAGACATGCCGTGCTTCCCGCGAACCCAACCGGAAACGGTGCTTTGATCAACCTTGAGCTTTTCAGCGGTCACCTCCTGGGTGCCAATGAAGGCAACGAGGTCTTTGTAAATAGTGTTCATATCGCCCCTCCATACGGGAATACCCATATAGTAGGTTATGGGAATACCGATTTGCAAGGATATGGGAGCACCCGTAATACTCGCGGAATGGAATTCAAAGACCGTTTAAAGACAGCGCGCCGGCACGCCAAGCTCAATCAGGGCGAATTGGCCGCTAAAGCTGGTATCACGCAGACGTCGATTTCTGACCTTGAGCGTGGAAAATCGAAAGCCACCGCGCACGTTGTGAAGATCGCCGATGCATGCGGGGTGAGCGCCAAATGGCTTTCCGATGAGATCGGGCCAATGCTGGCCCCGGGGTCGAGTGCAGGCTCTGCTGAATCGAACATCTCAATTGCCGCCCAGCCCAACAAATCATTCCGCTACCCAGTAATCAGCTGGGTCGCCGCCGGCGCCTGGGCGGAGGCCGTCGAGCCCTACCCGGCCGGCTTCTCGGACAGCTATGAGTTCTCGGAGTACGACTCCAAGGGCACAGCGTTCTGGCTCAAGGTGAAAGGTGACTCGATGACAGCGCCCGCCGGCCAAAGCATCACCGAGGGCACGCTGATCCTGGTGGACACAGAGGCTGAGGTTGCACCAGGTAAGCTGGTGGTGGCCAAGCTGCCGGACAGTAACGAAGCCACATTCAAGAAGCTGGTCAGCGACGGCGGACGGCTGTTCCTGAAACCATTGAATCCAAGCTACCCCATCGAGGCAGTCGATGAGAGCTGTCGGATCGTGGGCGTAGTTGTGCAGGCGCTGCAGAAGTTTTACTGATGCCATCCGCCCTTGGAAAGCCATCGACCTCATGGCGAGAGCAGAGCTTTTGGAGCAAGGTAGGGGTCATTGCTTGCCTGGCTTTCCTTATGATGCTCCCCGGGTATTCCGACATAGCTGGACTGGGCGGAGGCTCCTCAGGCCGCAAGCGGGTCTTCAGCCCTGGATTCGTTGTACTTTGCATTTTCGTGGCGGTGCTTGAACTGATCGTGCTGAAACACCTCTACGCTGCACCTTGATGAAGGAATGTGGGTTGGACCAAGGAAGTAGCGAAAATCAAATTACTTAGTTACTGTCATAAAGGGACTTAAATGAATTACTACCAAGACACAGTCGCAAACATTGAAGGCAATAGCAAACTACGCTCTCCCCAGATAGAAGCGTACTTACAAATAAAAAAATACTTCTCAGACAATCCTAATGGAGAGGCGCTGGTAGTACTACCAACTGGCACTGGCAAAAGTGGCTTAATCTCAATAGCACCTTATGGCGTTGCGAATGGCAGAGTATTAATAATCACACCAGGACTCGTCACAAAGAACAGCATAAAAAAAACCCAAGAAGCTTTGGAGGATAACTTCTGGGTAAATTGCAACGTTCTATTAGATCCGGATGACCTGCCAACAATCACAGAGTATGATTCAAGCACGCTCATCGCCAATCTTGACACATGCAACATGGTGTACACCAACATCCACCAAGTCTATAATACAAGAGGCAACAGCCTTGTAGATCGAGTACCCAAAAACTATTTTGACTTGATTATAGTAGACGAGGCTCATCACGCACCAGCAGAAAGCTGGACTCAGACATTAAGCTACTTTAGTGCGGCAAAAAAACTATTCTTAACGGGTACTCCTTTCAGAGGGGACAACCAAGAGTTGCCAGGCGAGCTAATTCACGAAACACAATTATCTGAAGTAATGCGCGACAGATACGTGAAATGGCTTCGCAAGGAAACTGTTAATGCACACAACTTATCTTTCACGCTAGCGGCCTACCCAGGGCGAAACTTTTCTAAAGAGGAAGTTCTTCAATTAAAGGATAGAGAGTGGCTTGAGAAAAGTGTCGCCTTATCAGAAGCATGCTCTAAAGACGTCATTCAACACAGCTACTCCAAGCTCAGAGAGCTTAAAAGTGAATCCCCCTCTGTACCTCATAAAATCCTTGCTGTAGGTTGTAGTATTCGTCATGCCAACGATCTTCACTCGTGGTATGAAGAGCTCGGCACAACAGTAGTTACAATTCATAGCGAGATGAGCCAGGAAGACCAAGAACAAGCGTTCCGAAAAATTGAAAATCATGAATGCGAAGTTGTTGTTTCGGTAAATATGCTTATGGAGGGATATGACCATCGCTACCTCACAGTCCTTGCGCTTTTTCGTCCGTACCGGAGCCTGAACGCGTTTGCTCAAATTGTCGGCCGGGTGCTGCGAGCGATACCGGAAAACGAAATCAAAGCATTTGAGATAGACAATAACGCACTGATAGTTTTTCATCAGGAAACGGGGCTTGATGTGATGTGGCAAGCATTCCAAACAGAAGTCGATCGAGCCAAGCATAAACGCACTAGAGAGTATGAATTCAGCGAATACGAATACACCGAACGAGATAACGCTCTAGCAGGTATAAGTACAGAGGACGTTTTTGCAGGACAAACGGACTCCTATCTGGACGATATAGATTTTAATGAGCTATTCGAAAAAAAGCGATTAGAGATCTCGCAATCAGCAGACAAACAACTTGAAAAACTGAAAACTTCCGGACCAGCTCTAGATCTATCCACCATCGAAAAATTACGCAGCGTATTAATAGACGCTGAGCTAAAGAAGGCATCTTCAGAAATAAATCCAAACCTTATTGCGAAGCGTCCCGAGCTAGCACGCAAAGATCTTAGAGCTCTTTTGGTGAAAAAAGCCCAAGACGCTGCCGCAAGCTTGATTAGCGACAAAGGCCTTGAGGACAAGGGCACAGAGCTATTTCCTAGATTTGCCAGACATCTTAAGTACATGAAGAAGGACACTCCAAACGATGGCGTGCTTGTAATGTACATCAATGCCAAGATACACTCACGCTATGGTGCGCGCGATCAGATGGACAACAGACAGCTTTTAAACGCTGTAGATATGATGCCGCACATTGTTAATGAGCTTCGAGGCATGTTGAAATGAACAAACTACTGAAGGATGCCTTAGATGAGCTTACTGCACTGCATCTTTTTAATGGGGTGCAGCCTTCAGACCTAGCAGATGCTATGTATGAAACCCCATATTTAGAGTTTAAAACTACTAAAACCGTCGAGCACTTAACTGTTGAGCTTAGCTTTATTGATGAGTATGAAGAGACTGCAAACACAGTAAAGATGAAATACGTTTACAGCTTAGATAGAAAATTGCAGCGCATTGACCAAAAAATAGGTTCAAAAAAATTCGCCACGCAGTGGTGCCGAAAAACTGCTACTAGCGATGCCATTACCAAGGTTGAATCAGCCTTCAGAAAAATGAGAGTTACTGATAAAAAAATCAGCGAGATTATGTCCACACTCCCAAGTAGCGCAAGATCCCAAGTTCGTGCGAGACTGTCTTTAGTCGCTTGAGGCAACTACTCACATAAAGCCCGGCCTAGCGCCGGGCTTCTTGTATCTGCCCTCTCCCACTCAACCGCTCTATCCGAGAACTCAATATGCTCGCAGATCTTCCCAAGATGCTTCGTTGTCCAGAGGCGAAGGCCAGTCGCATATTGCAGATCGGAGAATCCCATATTCGCCCTTTGACTCATTTTGTTGACCAGCTACGCGAGAATGCTGGGCCAGGTGCGGGCATCCCCTACTTTGACCCGTGGGATGGTGGCGTCGATGCTGAAGTGCTGTTCTTGCTGGAGGCACCAGGGGCTAAAGCGGTAGCTTCGGGGTTTATTTCACGAAACAATCCTGACGAAACAGCGAAGAATATGTTCGAACTCGGGGTTGAGGCTGGCATTGATCGCAAACACACAGTGCTTTGGAATGTCGTACCTTGGTACATCGGGACTGGAACAAAAATACGAGCAGCCACCCCTCTAGATCTCGAGGCTGGACTTCAACCGCTGCCTCGATTGTTAGCGCTACTACCAAAGCTACGGGTTGTCGTTTTACTGGGCAAAAAGGCAGAGAGGGCCGCAGCAGCCATTGCCTCAGTCCGGCCAGGTCTGAAGCTGTTCATTTGCGCTCACCCGAGCCCGCTATACGTAAATAACGCAATAGGCAACCGCGAAAAAATCCTTACAACTCTTCGTCTAGTCAGCGCACATTTACGGCAAGGTTGACTCGAAGCCCGGCCCAGCGCCGGGCTTCTTGTATCTGCCCATTCACACTCGGGCTCCTCTGGTCATCCCAATTACTCGTAAACCCGCTTAAGCCCGACCTCCGCGGACAAATCCGCCGAGGCATATCTTGTTACAACCATTCGCCCGTAGGCAGCCCCCGTAGAGAACTTCAAACTTTGAGTCTAGTCCTAATGCTAGGCGTGCTTTAAACCGTGAGCGCCTGCTGACAACCCATAGAGGTTCACAAAATGAAAATGACACTACCCGCCCTAGCTTTGGGTGTCCTCATTTCGCAAGGAGCGATGGCAGCCGGAGATGGCACAGCCGCTCTTGGAGGCGGCGTTGGTGGTGCACTTGGCAATATCGTAGGTCAACAGCTCGGGGGCTCGACAGGCGCGGCGGTTGGCGCAGGCGTTGGTGCTGCTGCGGGTAGTGCTGTTGGTGCTCAAAAAGGCAATAGAGCCGAAGCTGCGTTAGGTGGCGGTATCGGCTCGGCTGGCGGCTCACTAATTGGTAATCGCCTCGGCGGCACAACTGGCTCGACGATCGGCGCAGGTCTCGGCGGCGCTGCGGGTGGCGCGCTTGGAAACAACCTGGCGGATGATGAGAGCAATCATCGGTCGGATGGTAAGAAGCACAAAGGCAACAACAAGCATAAACACAAGAACAAGCATCGTTAGTTTCTGACGCGGTTACATCGAGCCCGGCCCAGCGCCGGGCTTCTTGTTTCTGGCGAGCCTCTACCCTGCTATTGTGGCGCCCTTAGATCGCAATGGAACCAATGAAGCATGGAGTCATGGAAGACACTGGCGATAGCCATACTGGCATCGGTCAGCACGCAGGCCGTATCAGGTGATGGCGCCAACCCTATCGCTGCCGCGATATTTCTCACAATTTCCGCGCCAACCATTTTAATTGGGGCGACCACGTCCCTCACGACCGAACCGCCGAAGGTTTTCACATCGGCGAAGACCGACGCTCTGGCATTCATTGGGTCGGATGGAGAGATTCGCGGCGCACAGTTTGAGCAAGCATCCCGACACTATCGATTGAGCTATAGGTCGCCCCTCATGTCCGATATGCAACTCGCCAAGGCAATCGCGACATCCTACTGAGCGCAACCTTTCACATCCCTTTCACAGTCGGGCGCTTATGGTTACCCCAGCTCCTAAAGAACATCCCTTTAAGCCCGCTAATCCCCATCGCGGGCTTTTCTTTGTCTTCGATTTGGAGGGCCGACACCCGCCCTCCCCGACTTACCCGACGACGGCTATACACGCCCACCTTCAAAATGACACGATAACGTCTCGCCTTCGTAAGTAGGAATACAGGATGTTCAGTCACGTAACCGTTGGGACAAACGACCTTGATAAAGCCTCTACCTTTTATGACGCAGTGCTGATCCCCCTGGGGCTCTGTCGTAGGCCTGTAACGCCTGATGGCGGGCCACCTTCGGCATGCTGGATTAAGCCAGATAGCGTTCTCCCTCGCTTTTATGTGTACAGCCCTTATGACCGCAATGAAGCCGGAGCAGGGAATGGCAGCATGGTGGCTTTCACCGCACCATCTCCAAATGCGGTAGACCGCGCCTATGCAGCTGGGCTTCTTGCGGGCGGATCTGATGAAGGTGAACCTGGCCAACGTCCCCACTATGGTGACGGTTACTACGGTGCGTACCTACGTGATCCAGATGGCAACAAGGTACATATCGCTCATCGTGGTGATTTGGACTTGGCGCGGTAGCCGCCGCTCACCGTATTTGCTTGAAGCCCGCCCAACACGGGCTTTTTCATGCCTGCCGGAAAGCACTCATCATAAAACATGCATTTATGCATGAAACTTCTTGCTGCCCTCTTGCCAATACATGACAGCACCCATACTGTGTATACATACAGTATTCGCAAGGAGCGACGCATGATCCAGTCACCCCACCCCCCATCGAAACCACGCAATTCCTATGAGCTTGTTGGCCGCCGCCTGCAACGCTTGATCGCTTCTCCTCGAGTGCAGAGGATCCAGCTGATCGAGGTAGCCAGGCGCGACGACGAAAGCCCTGAAGCCTGGCACCAGGTAATCCGAGACATCGGCGACACAGCCGGCATCAGAATCGAGCATCTAGATGACGGTGCCGTAAGGATCGGCTGGCGCGAGTACTGCGATTCCTAAATGAGCCCGCCAGTGAGCGGGCTTTTTATTGTCTCCCGCAAAAAATATGGGAATACCCATTGACGACAAATATGGGATTGCCTATATTTACATCCAGGCCAGCAACGAACATCGCCGGCCAGTAGCGAAAGCAGCACCGATCTTTAGCGATACCCCTTGCCGGATCACCACCGGCCCATATTCAAAGGCAGCGATGAACCGGCCTCAACGGTTCAGAGGGTTGGCAACTGACCCGGGCGTGCAGCGTAAAGCGCCAAGACGAGTTATCCAGCGGGAGAACAAGCCGAAAGGCCCGCGGCTGGAAGAAAAATTTGGAACTACCGAGGATTTTTCGGTGGTTGGATTCAACCCCGGCCTGACGCCAGTAGCGAGGTCGGGGGTTTCACCGATAGTCCTTGGCGACAGGGGCTAACGGGAAACCAACCGAGGGTCACCACGATGGAAGCAACAATCATCAACGGTTCATGGAAAGGCCACCTCGGACGTGGCCTGGCGCCGCGAGAGCTTCAGTTCCTGCTTTGGATTGCCCAGGGCTTCACCTCGAAAGAGATCGCTCGGGAAGCCGGCATTGAGGCAGGCACCGTAAAGAAGCGACTGACCAATGCGATGTTCAAGCTGGGCGTGACGAAGCGCACAGCGTTGGTGGCTGAGGCCATGAAACGCCAGATCATCACGCCAGTGTGCTTTGTGCTGGCGGCGTTGATGGCCATGCACTCGATGATCAGTGACGACTCGCTGCGTCGTGATCGCCGGGCGCCGGAAAGGCGAATGGCTCAGGTGCGGATGGTGCGCCGAGCGGAATATGCCGAGCTGTTCGCCTGATAGGCACGCAAACCCAGGCAGTCGCCAGCAGCTGGCCTGGGTGTTCTACCGGGCTTCAAACAGCAAGATCACTGTCGCAGGTATGCAAACATGTGCTGTACATAATCGGCTTTCCCGAGAGGTACACCGTTATGGCGCAAGATGTTGTAAGCCGTGACCAAGTGGAAGTAGAACTGTGGAGTAGCCCAGTTCACAGCGTATTCGCTGCCGGTCATATCGAAAGCCATCCCATTTGGTAACTCAATAGAAATCTGGCGTTCAGTGCCTTCCTCTATTTGAGCTTGATCGGCTGAGTCGAGAAACGCCAACGTGCTATCGATCAGTGCTTGCGCCGCCGCCAAGTTTTCCGGAGGAGTGAGCGCGCACACCGGCTGTTGCGTAAGTCGCTGCACCGCCTCCTGGGCCTGAGTGCATGCGTACTGAATTTGCCGGGCCAGATCGTGCATATCCGGCGCAAGTCGAGATTCAAGCAGAATTTGCGGGTCGTAACCGCGCTCTAGTACAGACTTCTCACCCTTTGACAAAAGAGACGATAACGCTCGCAGCATCTGCGCGAAACACGGGATGGTAACTGAGTAGACCGACATGTCTTTTCCCTAAGTAGTCATTCGTAGCGGGAAAAAGAACCCTCTTTTCTCCCGGACAGTAGCCTGAATCCTAGCAGGTTGTTGACGTTCTTCCGCCGGCATCCCGCGGCCCCTTCCCAACCTCTATTACGTCAGCACTCCTCCCCCGCACCCATCAGCAACCAGCGGGAGGCATGAGTGTTGACGAATACAGGTGAACAACCCGCCAAACTGGAGGCGATCATGATCCAAAGTCACCAAGCTCACTGCGATGTAGCACTTGCAATGAACCAGCGCCGCAATATGTCCTTGGCCCTTTGTCTTGGGCTGGTCGGCTCCAGCACGCCAAAGAGCTCCCCCCGCTACCGTGTAGTTCCATCGGGCCACGAGTTCTTCCACGTCGTCGAAGCCTCCACCGGAAAGGTGAAGGGGTTCCGCCAAGACCACAATGAAGCCTGTGCCCTTTCCCGGTCCCTGGAGTCTCGCCATGCCAACCAGCTACGCGGATAGCGCCCAGGCCCGGGAATCCGACAGGCGCTGGGATTTACCGAACTTCGGTAAAACTCAGCATTTCGATCTGTTCCACGAATACACGGCAGAAGACCTGGCGAAGATTGAAGCGCGCCGCCTTAGAGAGCGCGCCAGCTTAAAGCTGCGTATCAGCATAGCCATGGGGCAGATGGAACTGATCTGCCCGCCAGTAAGGGGGGCTGAATGAACATCGCACAGCGAGACCATCAGATAGCCGTGGGCTGGATCGAGGGCGAGATCAATAACATGATTCGCGACCTGGGAAAGACCAATGCCAGCGCGGCCGCTACATCGTGCGTCACCCTGGCTTTCATGCTGAGGGTTATAGACGACAACGAGCATCGGCGCTTCCGCGCGCGCATCGACGAGATCTACTCCAACTACAACGCATCGCCCGTTACTGCCGCCTGACGGCACCACCCAACCTTACTACTTTCAATGCTGCGCCAAGCGCGGCGAGGGATCGTCATGTCCAAAAATGCCAACAAAGCACTCGCACAAGAATCGCTCGAAACATCTGAGGCTCAAGAAGTGCATAAATCTGTAGCGCCTTCTGTTTCGATCACCGACATCGTCGAATATCAGCCGCATGAAGAGCAGATCGTTCGCCTGGAGACCACCTACGCGAAGCTGGTCGTTGATTGCTCGACGAGCGAAGGCTTGGCAAATGCCAAAGAGGTTCGCGTTGACATCCGCGACGTGCGCTATGCCCTGGCGAACACCACCAAGACAGCACTGGTGCCATACCAGCAGAAGGTGAAAGAAGCGCAGGCCCGAGTTAATCAGGTCAAGGATTTTGGCGAGGCGTTGAAGGCTCGAGTTTTGGTCCTGGAAGAGCCAGTTGATGAAGCCATCAAAGCCGAAGAAAAGCGTATCGCCGATGCGAAGGCCGAGAAGGAGCGCCTTGAACAAGAGCGCATCGAAGCCATCCGGGCAAAAATCAACCGCTTCAGCGCTGTCGCTGCCGCCTATGCAAGCCGAAGCGCAGCCGACGTTTCTAACATCCTGCAAGGCGTCAAGGAAGCGGTGATCCTGCCCGAGGAGTATGGCGAGTTTGAAGCTGAAGCCACCATCGCTCGCGACAACGCGATTGATCAGTTGGAAGTGCTGCACAAGTCTGCCCTGGAGCGCGAAGCGGCCGCCGAAAAGCTACTGGCCCAGCAAAAGGAGCTTGATGAGCTGCGCGAGAAGCAGCGAATCGCCGACGCCGAGGCTGAAGAGCTGCGCAAACAACGCGCAGAAGAAGACCGCAAGCGCTTGAAGCAGCAACAGGATGAGTTGGACCAGCAACGCCGTGACATGGAGGCTCAGCAACGTCAGCAGCGTGAGCAGCAGGAAGAGCAACAACGCCAGCAGCGCGAGCGCGAGGCACAGTATCAGCGCGACCAGGAAGAGCTGGCCCGTCTGCGCGCCCAGGCTGCCACGCCTGCTCCAGTAGCGGCTGTCGCTGCCGCTCCAATCGAAAAGGAAGTTGAAACTGCCCCTGCTGCAGTATTCACCGCCTCCATGGCTTCCATCGACGTAGACCCGACTACACCCCCGGCTGAAGACATTGTCGAAGTTGTCGCCCTGGGCTTCGACGTTGACATTGACACCGCTCGCACTTGGCTGCGTGCCCTCAGCTTCTAACCACCCTTTCCATCTGACGGCCAGCACAACCCATGCTGGCTACGGAGAGCGCTATGACCGACACAGACACCCAAGCCCAAACCGGCCTCGCCACTTATCACGACCCATCGCACAACGCTGCAGCACTCATCCTCGACCCAGGCACTATGAAGTCGATGAGCGATCTCGCGATGATGATGTCGAAGGGCGTTACAACAGTCCCTAAGCACCTCAAAGGCAACCAGGCTGACTGCATGGCGGTAGTGCTACAAGCAATGCAATGGCAGATGAACCCATTCGCGGTGGCGCAGAAGACGTTTATCGTCAACGGTGGCGCATTGAGCTATGAGGCCCAGCTCGTGAACGCAGTGATCACCGCCAAGGCGCCGGTCAAAGGTCGCTTGAACTTTGAGTGGTTCGGCTCCTGGGAAAACGTCATCGGGAAGATGCGCGAAGTCACCAGCAAAACGAAGAAGGACGAGGATACAGGCGAGCCCAAAAAGTATCGTGTCCCGGCCTGGAGCTTTGACGACGAAAAAGGCCTCGGGATCAAGGTCTGGGCAACCTTCAAAGGCGAAGACGAACCGCGCACTCTTGAGCTGTTGCTGACCCAGGTTCGCACACGCAACTCTACGCTCTGGGCGGAAGACCCGAAGCAGCAAATCGCATACCTGGTCACCAAAAAATGGGCGCGACTCTTCTGCCCTGACGTGATCCTTGGTGTTTACACCCCTGACGAATTCGAGGATTCGTACGGCGGTGAAATCGACATCACCCCCGCCCAGCAGACTGCGAACACCGCTGCCGCGGCAGGCGTGTCGTTCGGGCCTAAATCTCCATCGCCTGACATCGACGGAGTATTTGCGGACCTTCTGGTCGTCGCGAAGCGCCAGGACATCGAAGCCTACGCGGCAGCTTGGGCGGGCCTCAAGCCAAAGCAGCGTGCGGCAATCGGTCTTGAATGCCACGAAGCACTCAAGAGCATGGCAGCGACCGTTGATGCTGACTTCACCGACATGAGCAGCTCCAGCGCAGACCAACCCCATACAGAGGAGGCCGCGTAGTGAGAACTGAGCTTCAGGGCACGGACAAGTGGCATGCAGACCGATCTGGTCGCGTGACAGCCAGCCGCTTTAAAGACGTGTTGGCCTGGGGAAAGCCTGACAAACATGGGAAGCGCGAGCCGATGGGCGCGCGCACCTCCTACATGCGCGAACTGTGCTTCGAGCGGCTGGCAAAGAAGTCCAAACACAACGTCAGCAGCGCCTCCCTGAAATGGGGACACGCCGAAGAACAAAAGGCCCAGGACGCCTACGAAATGCTGACCGGCAACATCGTCCTCCCCTCCGAGTTCATCGTCCACCCCAAGTACGACTGGCTTGGCTGCTCTCCCGACGGCCTGATCAACGATGACGGCGGTACTGAATCAAAGTGCCCTTTCAACGAAGCAATTCACATCAGGACCTGGCTCGAAGGCATGCCCGAAGAACACATCCCGCAGATTCAGGGATGCATGTTCGTTACAGGTCGCAAGTGGTGGGACTTTATTTCGTTCGATTCTCGCCAGGATGAAGAGTGTCAACTCTATATCGAGACGATTTACCGCGACGAGGACTACATCGCAAACCTGCACAAGGAGCTGGTCCAGTTCAACCTGGAACTCAATCGCATGGTCGACGAGGTCGCAGACAAGGCGCGGGCGCAAGCCCACCGCCTGGGAGCCTGACCATGCGCCGCATAACCCGCATCCAGCACCGCAAACGTCAAACCTGGCTCGCTGCCGGCCAGCGGAATAGAAGAGGTAGGGCATGGCGAAGTCAGTACAGGAGCGCTCGGCCAAAACTGCCAGGAAGCGCGTGGCGAATGCCGAAGAGGAATTGAGGCTCCGTGTTCGCCCTGGTACCCGCAAGGCCCTGGCCGACCTGATGGAGTGGTCAGGCATTACTGAGCAGGGCGAGGCAATGACACTGATGATTCATCGACTTCACGAACTAGGATCAAAGTCCAAAGCGATGCTTGAACCGCCGCGCCACGAATTCGAGATATCCGAAAACGTGGCGCGGGATTTTCGCAATAAAAGCCTGCTCGCCATCCAGAAAGACCCGGGCGACGAGATCATTGAACCATGGCCTTAATCGAATGCCCCGTTGAGCACCTCGTAAATTATGCCGGAAGCAATTGCGACAAGTATCAAATCAGTGCCCACTTGCTGCCATTCGTAGCCGTCGTAATGGGGCAGCCTGCCGAGCAAGCGACCATCCAGCTTCTTGGCAATGCCTGGGGGAAGAGGCTTTCCCCTGGCCAGGTTTTTTTGTATTCCAGGTGGAAGTGGAGGACCTGGGTTCCAATAGTCGCGGTAGCCACCGAGCACACCCAATACGCCGCCTCGGTCAATACTGGGGCCATGACTCCAATCGCCTCCGCTGGAACCTTTCCCCTTATTACTCTGGCTGCCTTGGTTGCCTTATTACCCTGGCTGCCCTGGCTGCCCTGGTTGCCGTGACCCTGGCCGCTTTGTGCGTTGCTTTTTCCATTGCCTTGGCCTTTCCCGTTACCAGGATCAGCCAGGGCCGCCACTGAGCCCACGGCCAAAGCGAAGCAGGTAACAGCGGCTACAAGCGAGCGTGATTTAAACATGACCGTCTTCTCCGAAAGGGAATGCCCCTTGAAATGTAGACGCTATTGCCGATTTTAGTTCCGTATGACTCACCCTACTCGCTGCATCCGGTAACCGGAGGGCGGCGCCTACCTGAGGTAAACGCAATGCCCGTACTTCACAGCGCAATCCACAAGATCGACAAGAAGCCAGACGGCACCTCGGCCGTTCTGTTCCTTGGCGGCGCCGAGCAAGTCGAAAGCCAGGCCCGCGATGATCTGATGCACCAGTTCAACGAAAGCTACAACGCCACCGCCGGTAAGGGCTGGGGGTTCTTCCATGCTGAATCGGGGGCCTTCCCACTCAGCGGCTGGCTCGGCAAGTACCTGGCTGGAGTCGGTGACTTCCTCAAGTTCAGCACCATCGCTGTCGAGCACCTGGTCAGGCTGATGGAAGAATCGAACCTCACCACCGGCGGGCACGCCCTCTTCTGCCACTACCAGCAAGGTCTGACCGAATACTTGGTCATCGCCCTGGTACAGGAGACCGAAGCGGTGACCATGACCGAGGAACTCAGCCTGCTGACGGTGAAGCGCCTGGACTTGGACCGCATCCGCCTGGCTGCACGCATCAACCTCAGCGAATGGAAGAGCAACCCGCAGTCGAAGCAGTACATCTCCTATATCAAGGGCAAGCAGGGTCGCAGGATCAACGAGTACTTCCGCGACTTCATCGGCTGCCAGGAAGGGATCGACGGCCCAAGCGAAACCCGGACCCTGCTCAAGGCATTCAGCGACTTTGTTGAAAGCGAGGATCTGCCAGAAGAGTCGGCGCGCGAGAAGACACACACGCTGGTCAGCTACTCCATGGCCCAGGCCAAGCTAGGGGAGCCGATCACCCTTGGCGAGCTGTCAGAGTTGATCGACGAGGACCGCCCGAAGAACTTCTACGACTTCATCAAGGCGAAGGACTACGGGCTTTCTGAGACCCTGCCGCCGGACAAGAAGACCCTCAACAAATTCAGGCGATTCACAGGCCGGGCCGAAGGGCTGTCGATCAGCTTTGAAGCGCATCTGCTGGGCGACAAGATCGAGTTCGACCCGGCCGGAGGAACGCTGACATTGCGCGGCCTGCCTACTCAGCTCACCGAGCAGCTCAAGCGTGCCGCCGCTTAACTAGCTTTTGAGCGTTAGAACGGTGGCATGGGCTTCGCTGATTTCCTGGCATGCCATCGTTACATGGGGGTGCTCGACTCTTCGGAAGGGGCTATGCCCAATAATTAGCGCACTCGCACTATTCAACAAAGCCTGCACATCCACGCCGCCTTGCTCTGCCGCTGCAATGACAGCAATCAGGGCCTGCTCTAGTGCAACTTCGCGATCTTTGTTCATTACGCCTCCTTGACCCGGCTCCATGCCGGTCACCCGTAATACCCCATATCAACGAATCACGCCAGCCGATGAGGGTGGCATTGAAGGTCATACCAATCTCAATCAATAAACAGGCATTGGCCTTGATACACAGTATTCTGTTAGTTCCTTGCATTTTAAAATAACGGGCTCAATTACAGCTCCTTCACTTGGCCACCAGCAAGCTCTAAGTTCGGACTGTTCAGAGAACCTAAATTCTTTTATTAAAGCCGGATTTACTGAGTCGTCCCAATCAAAGCCGTTCCAACTCTGGTCTCGACTCATATACTTAACTTTATAGACGCCGAGAAACCGAACAACTGGAGCTACAGCTACTAGAGCTTGTGTCAGATGCCAATAGAATGCCCTGAGGTCAGTCACCTCAACACAGGAATCAACACCTTCAAACTGATCAGCAGTTTTTTTCGAGTAAACATTAGACATGCAATGAACAAACATATTTGGATGGTTGAATTCACGTACAAAGTGACAATCTGTTGTAGTGACTTCACAGTTAGGTCCAACATTGACAGCTCCAAACGCTGTTAATGCTCGAGTATGAATACTATCGACATCCCGTGTAGTTGACTTTTCAACATAGTGCCTAATTGTTTTAATCCCTTCTAAAGCGTCAGAAACCCCGTCTTTGTGTTCGGTTTTACGAAAGTCGTGAAGCGTGCCGATCCGAACGCCTCCTTGCATCAACAACGATTCACTGAATTTTTGTTCTGCGTACTTGAAAGCTGATGTCATGACTTTCCTCCCATGAATGGCACCACTATGCCATCAAGGAACTCCTATGCCCATTACCGACGGTAGCGTGTGCAGCGGTATCCAAGCTGCGACACAAGCGTGTTCCGCTGGTTCGGGCGGCGCCTTCTGCTGCAGCTTTAAGCTCGCTCAGCAATCAGCTTGGCCCCGACCTCACGCCCAGCAACCTGAGCCAGGCCACGGTCAACATAGGTTCGGTCACCAGCAACAACCGGCACCACCACCTCACCACCGCGCTTTATCTCGACGTTGATTCGCCAGGTCTCCCGGCCTTCCTCGTCCTTGTCGCACTCCATGTAGTTCCAAACCTGAAAGCCTTCGATCTCATCGTAAATATCGTGCTTGGTCATGGTCCTGCCCATTTGTAGGAAGGGGCCATCGTAGCACCACACCGCCCGGGCATGGCCCGGCAAGGACTCCCCGTGAAACGGATTTACCTGAGTGGCCCCATGACCGGCCTGCCCGGCCTCAACTTCGCCGCCTTCCACGCCATGACCACCAACCTGCGCGCCGGCGGCCACACCGTCACCAACCCCGCCGAGATCAACCCCGACGGCGGCACCTGGAACGACTGCATGCGCCGCGACATTGCCGCCCTGATGGACTGCGACACCGTGGCCACCCTGCCCGGCTGGCAAGAATCGAAAGGCGCCCAGCTCGAAGTCCTGATTGCCCAGCACCTCGGCATGACGGTTGTGAATGCCCATGATCTGGTAACGAGGGAGGCTGTATGAGCGAAGTGAGGAAGTGGTACATCGGGGTATACGGCGGTGAAGCTCAGGCACGGCCTTGCTCCCCTGCCGAGTTCGAGATCATCAACGAGCGTGAGGGTCGGTATTTCGTGCTCAAGGAAGATTACGACAGCGCCGCGCAGTGCTTCCTTACCGCTGCTGAGGGATGCGTCGCGGCTGAGCGGCGCGAGCGGGCCCTGCAACAGCGCCTGACCGCAGCGGATGAGCGGGCGGATGTGCTGGAGGGGTTGTTGCTCCAGACAAACGAACTGCTCTATGCGATCCAGGGTGATCCGGGGGCGGTGCCGTCTTCGTCGATTGATTCGATGCGCGGAAGAGTATTTGAAGCACTCAAGCGAGATAGGAGTACATCCGTACTCCCCCCCCCCCCCGCAAAACCTGTAATCCCTTCCTCTTCAAAGTCAGCCGCTATAGCGGCAAGGACGAAGTCATGCCTGAAATAAAGGAACGCCCCATCCTGTTCTCGGCGCCGATGGTGCGCGCCATCCTGGAAGGCCGGAAGACGGTCACGCGGCGGGCAATCAAGGTTCAGCCGCATATCGATGCCAGCGGCAATTTCTGCGTAGGCCGCTCCAACTACGGCCAGGACGGTTACGGCAAACCTGTGACCAAGCACTTCGTCAACGGCTGCTGCCCCTATGGCAAGACCGGCGACCGGCTATGGGTGCGCGAGACCTTCGCCTTGCTCGGCAACGAGGACGGCTGCTGTATCGACTGGCAGGACAACTTGGTCAAAGGCGACGAGCGGGGAGCGGCACGGATCTACCGGGCAAGCTGTCCACCGGGCGACTACGGGCTTAATCAGATCCCAGCGAAAGCGGAATGGAAGCCAGATACTGAAGCCATGGAGTATGACGGCGCATGGCGCCCCAGCATCCACATGCCCCGCTGGGCCAGCCGCATCCTGCTGGAGATCACCGAAGTTCGCGTCGAGCGGTTGCAGGACATCAGCTACGAGCAGGCGGCGGCCGAGGGAATTCACCGTGGCCCGCTACGTGAGTGGTGCGCGAGCGACGAAGGTGGCGCCTGCCACAAGTACCCGGTGCCAGCCTTCCGCGATCTCTGGCAATCCGTCGGCGGCAACTGGGACTCCAACCCATGGGTATGGGTGGTCGAGTTCAAGCGGGTGACGCCATGATCGCCCCCCCTCTGGTTCGCCTACGTCCTCATCTACAGGATGCCTGGGTAATGGCGTGCTATCGGATCTACGACAAGAACCGAAAGCCTACCGGCCACCTATGCGGAGACCTTGGCCCGCACTGCGCTGAATGCGGTGACGTTGGAACACAGCTTTGTGATTACCCAGTTGGCGACGGAAAGACCTGCGACAGGCCGGTCTGTGAGTTCCACGCCACCGAGGTCGCGCCGAACGTCGACTACTGCCCAGCACACCATGCCGAATGGAAAGCCTTCCGCGATGCCGGTGGAGTGAAGCGCGAACTCGAAAACGTCGTCCCGTTCAAGGGCGCCTGACCCCAATCCCCCTACATGCCTGCCGGTGAGCGAACTCACGCTAACTGGCTGTCGATCCATCGCTCCGCTGCTGCCATTGCGTCACCCAGTGCCGCCGGATAGTCCGGCCATGGACCCGTCAGCTCGGCGGCGACTTCGCCCAACCCAGCAACGGCTGCCGGCTCGATGATTCTCGCAAGTGCGGGTACGTCATCGTTTGGCCGCCTCCATTCGAACTTGAGAAACAACGTATGCCCCCGATAGGCGTGAACGACTGGAACATCGAGATTGTGTGACACGCGCCCTCCCTGACACATGAGCAAGTTGACCGGTATTTGTAGCTCTTTTTCGCACCCTTCGCCATCGAGGCACTTCGCTATCAACTTCTGCTGCCCAGAGCGGCAAGGACACCCCATGTACGCAACGAAACTCACCCTGCTCATCACGGCCATCGTGTTGTACGTGGCGGGGTCCACCTTCTGGTTTTTCTGGCAGGTGCCGGAGCTGCTCTCCACCGGTACCGACCAGACCCTGGTCGCAGCATTCGCCGGCACCGTCGCCTGGATGCTGCTCACCTTCGGTTTCATCATCCACATCATCAAGACAGCGCGGCCTACAGCGGGCGGCGGGAGGTAGACATGGACGACATTCAGTTTCTGTCGCATGAAGATGTCTGTGAGCTCACAGGCGCCAAGACAAAAGCCGGGCAGATACTTGTCCTGTCCCGAAATGGCATTCGCCACACCATCAAACGCAATGGCTGGCCATGCGTGCTCTCCGCATCACTACTAGTTGGAAAACATGACCGGCAGCCTGAGAAAGTCGAATGGCAGCCTCGGATGGGAATTCAATAAATGGCAAGACGACCCACTAACCCCGGCAGCATTCCCCGGTTGAGAAAGCGACTGCGCCCCGGGGGAAGGGTTTATTACTACTACGACGCAGGTGATAAGCCGCGCCGGGAGATCGCCCTAGGATCTGACTACGGTGCCGCAATTGTTGAGTATGCCCGGCTTGAAAAGAGCCGGGCCGCCAATGCAATCGTCGCCCAGGTGCTGACATTTGAGTACGTAGCGAACAAATACATGGATGAAGTGGTACCGACAAAGTCCATGGCCACCCAGAAAGACAACATTCGCGAGCTGAAGCAACTGCTGGTCTTCTTCAATGACCCACCCGGGCCGTTAGAGGCAATCGAGCCGAAGCATGTTGTTCAGTACCTCCGCTATCGGTCGAAAACGGCAAAGGTGCGAGCCAATCGGGAAAAGGCTCTACTCAGCGCAATATGGAACTTCGCGCGCCAGAGCGGCTATACGTCACTCGCAAACCCTTGTGCTGGCATCAAAGGGAACAAGGAGACCGGCCGGGACACCTACGTCGAAGACGAGATGCTCGCTGCGGTGTACCTGCATGCGGACCAGCCACTCAAGGATGCACTAGATCTGTTCTACCTCACCGCCCAGCGCATTGGTGACACACTGAAGATGGACGAGCGCGACTTACTCGATGGTCAGTTGCTCATCAAGCAGGGAAAGACCAGTGCGAAGCGCCGGATTGAGGTTGTTGGTGAGCTGAAGGTGGTCATTGACCGTATTCTTGAAAGGAAAAAGGGGCACAAGATTCGATCAACCAAGCTCGTTGTAATGGACAACGGACAGGCGATGACGGCAAGCATGCTCAGAGGGAGATTTGACGCGGCCAGGTTGAAGGCCGGGATTGAAAAGTCTGCGTTTCAGATGCGCGACCTGCGCGCAAAAGCTGCAACAGACAAGGAGGAATCGACAGGCAGCATCCGTGATGCACGAGACCAACTCGGGCATACAACTGTCGGAATGACAGAGCAATATATTCGGCGCCGCAAGGGCCTGAAAGTGCTTCCAACCAAGTGA